TGCCGCGGCCCTGAACCGATGGGGGTCTAGGCAGCGAACCGGCCGGGCGTGGCACGGCGGCCAAGTCCGGAATGTGACCAATCGATACCGCTCCAGACCGACCGCCAAGGACCCGGCGCCAGCCCCTCCCCCGCCCGTAGCAGACCAGCGCTTTCTCCCGGGCCAGAAGACCCTGCCCATCGTCGAGGCTCTATAATCACTTCTCCGGGCCTGTACGGGTGTTCAGGCTGCCCTGACACCCCCGGAGGCTGATCGGCCGGGAGATCGCCTCCTATTGCGTCTGGTGACGTTTCGCGATTCGAGAATCACGAAAATGGTCCCGCCATAACCACCACGAGGTGGACTCATGGCGGGCTGGGAACAAATCTCTGACGAGGACTGCGATGCAGAGATGCTCGCGCTGCTCGACGCCATGATCGAGTTCATCGACGGCCCGGCGTGAGGGGCGCTACGGGTCCCGCCGGTCCCCGTCGCCGTCGCGGATGATCCGCCCCACGGTGGACATGAACAGCCAGTACGCCAGCATGCCCATCAGGACGATCAGCCCCGCCAGCCAGTACTCCGGCTCGGGGACGGCGAGCGGCGTCAGTGCTGCGGCGCCGAGGACGAACTGCCCCGAGGCGCTGGATACGCTGCTCGTGCTGGTCAGGGTGACGGACAACCCTGACTCCAGCCCGGTGGCCGAGAGGAGCAGCAGCGTCTGGCGGTACGGCTCGATCGTGATCGGGGCCATCCCCACGGGGCTCCCGTCAAACCCGACCCCGCTGGCGATCAGTCGGCCGCCCGCCGGGCCGTTCGTGAAGACCCACACGCCGAGGGTCCTTCCCTCCATGGCATCGCCCGGCACCGTGAGCGTGAAGCCCTTGCCGTTCTGGTTGCCGGTCCAGTAAATGCCGCCCGGAGTCCACGAGGTCCCGGTCCCGAACACCGCCGCGTAGTTGCCGCTGGCGAGCGACGACTCACCAGCGCCGACCCCCGTGAGCGTGTAGTGGATCAGGCCCGCCCCCTTGACTGCACTGGCCGTGAGGCTGGGGCCGCCCCACACCGCGAAGTCGTCCGAGCCCATGAGCCGGACGGGCGAATCGTAGTACTCCGCCGTGCCGGTGATCGTGCCGCCGAGCGCGTACGAGGCACCGCCGATCGCCAGCACGAGACCAACCACGGCCGCGGCGACGAGTGAGATGGCGAACGCAACGGTCTGGAGCAGAGAGCGGATCATGGGCGGGCACCTTGAGGGTGTGATCTGCTCGGGGCACTGACGTTATGGCGTGAGCGATTCCGCGGAGAGCATCACGTTTTGCGCCGAGATATCGATGTGCGCGGACGCATTGACGACCTCCGTACGATGCGTGAGGTTTGATCGCTCACCCCAACGGAGGACCCGCAGATGATTCGTGTCGAGATCGACGGCAACGTGGGCAAGCAGCCCGAACTCAAGCAGACCAAGGGCGGCGAGAGCATGTGCCGCTTCTCGGTCGCCAGCACCCGGAAGCAGGAAGGCCGGGAGCCGGTGACCTCGTGGGTCAACGTGCTGTGCTTCAAGGAGATGGCGAGCCTCGTCTCCGAGAAGGTCCAGCAGGGAGACCGCGTGATCGTGGTCGGGCGGCTGGAGGTCGAGAAGTATCAGGACAAGGACGGCAACGAGCGCACCTCGATCACCGTCTTGGCCGACGACGTGGGCGTCTCCCTGCGGTGGCCCAAGCGTGGCGGCGGGCCCAAGTCCGAGTCGTCCAGCGCGTCCGAGGACTGGGGCGGGTTCTGACCCAAGGATGGGTCGTTGGGGCCAGCCGTCCCGGGCCACTGAAACCGGGACGGCTGGTTTCCATTTTCCAGAACGGACTCAAGTCGCTGCCACGGAAGGAGTTGCGATGCCCATCGACAAGGAAGCCATCGCCGAGGTCGACGACGACATCCTGCTGGCCGACGGGCTGGAGGACGGCTACATCGGCCTGACCGTGAACACGCACCGCGTCCCCGTGGCGGTCTACGACATCGAGAAGTGCATCGCTGCCCTCATGCGGCGCGACGGGATGACCTATGAAGACGCCGACGACTTCCTTGAGTTCAACACCGTCTGCTGCTTCGTCGGCGAGCACACCCCCATCTTCATCCGACCCATCGGCGTCGTTGAAGGAGGAGAACCGCAGGCTCCGCAAGGAGATCGAGAGGCTGCGGGAGATGTTGATCAGGGCGGGGTGGCCCGTGGACTGATCCGGGTGGAGGACGAGTGATGCGACAGTGGCTGATGAACCTGCTCGGGGCCCAGCATGAGATCGACTTCCTGCGGGAGGCCCTGCAACAGGCCAACATCGAATCGGACCGGCTGAAGTCCGAGGCCCTCAACATGCGGCGGCTGATCGGCGCCCTGCGAGACGTCAACGCCGACCTCAACAAGAGGCAGTTGGAGGAGGAGCCGTGACCGATTTTGACCCATTCGTCGCGATCTGCGTCTTCGCGACGTACGTGCTGATCGACATCCTCTACGCCGCCTACATCCTTGAGGTCGGCCGCCGCCGGGCGTTCCGGGCCGCGGCGCTCTCCTCCGTGATCTACGGGCTGCTGGCGTACGGCATCCTGACGTACTCGCACAACCCCCTGTACATCGTGCCGCTCGTGCTCGGCGCGTTCCTTGGCACCTACATCACGGTGAGGTGGAACCATGACTGACGACATCGTTTATCGCCTGCGCAAGTGGACGGTCTCGGTCAACGCAGTCCCGTGCGGAGACCTCATGGACGAGGCGGCGGACGAGATCGAGAGGATGCGCCTCGAAGCCACCATCCGAGACGAGCCGAGGGCCTGCCCGCCGGGAGGGCGCGATCCTGTGCAGCAGTCCGTCCTCGATGCGCTGGACCTCGCGCAGTCGCTCTTGTTTGACCTCTCCGTGTCGGTCAATGCGAACGGGATAGGCAAGAAGAGAGACCTGATCGTCTGCGTTCGCGCCGCCACCTCCGGCTCCGACGATGCGAGGAAGACCCTCGCCGCTGCCGCTGACGCCCTCTGGCGGGAATGTCTTCGCCAGCGACAGATCGCGGCGACGTGTCGCACGAACGGCGAAACTGCGACAGATCAGGCGGCCGCCCCTGCCCCTGCCGAAAGCCTCGGTGCCACCGAGGTCGCTGATGTAGGCGGGGCGGGGGCGTGCCCATACGTCGTCGGACGCACGACGCAGTACTGCTCCCTGACGCCGTTCACGCTCACCGACGAGGAGCGGATGGCGGTGGACATGGCAATCCTCAACTGCCATCAGGCTGGAGGAGTCGATGGCTTGCGGGTTGCCGCCACGCTCCGCTCCCTGCTGGAGAGGACCAAATGACCCTACCCGAGCAGCGGACCCGCTCGGTGATGGAGGCGCGCAGGCTCCTTGAGCGGATCGCGTACGTCTACTCGCCCGGCGGCATCAAGGGCATCCGCGGAGAGGTACGGGCCGAGGCCCGCGGCATCCTTCGCCACTTCCCGCTGCCGTTCGAGATTTGTGTGCCGGAGTACTTTTCCGAGAAGGAGGTCGACGCATGGATGAAGGAGTGGAGAGAGAGAACTGCGAAGACGAGGTCCGAGAACTCCGTGAGTCCCGTGACTGGTGGATCGGCCGAGCCCAGCACCACGCCACCGAAGCCGACCGACTCCGAGTCGAGGTGATCAACCTCAAGGGTCGCCTGTACCTTCAGGAGAGAGGCAGCAGTGACTGACATCCTCGAACGTCTCGCCGACTGGGTCTACACCCCGCGGCTGTACGCCACCGCCGAGGACGCCCGCACGGAGATCGCCGACCTACGGCACGAGGTCGAGCGCCTTCGCCTTGGGCACAGGTACGAGCGGGCCCGGGCGGATCACATCACAGGGGAGGCCGACGAGTGGCGCAGCATCGCCGACGGGGTGCGGGCGGAGTTGTACGCCCTCAACGCCAAGTATCGTCTGGCCCTCGAAGAGATCGAGGCCCTGAAGGCTAGTAGTCCCCGCGCACCTCGCGGAGGCTGCGGAAAGCGTTGTCGTTCTTCCGCCCCTGCTCGGCAATCTCCTGCTGCGCCTTCGCCTGCTGACTTGGGCTGATCTCCGGTGCAGTAAGGGCGTGCTCGACCATCTTGCCCCACGTCGGCTTGCTTGCGACTTCGGCGAACGGGTACGAGAGGGCGCCGACCGCGTAGTTGGTCGGGCTCGACGCCTCCTCCACTCCTTCTCCCGCGACTGCTTTCGGCACCTCCTTGAGCAGCCCGCCGAGGACTCCCCTGTACCCGGCCTGCATGCCGCCCTTCACTGCTGCGTAGGCGCCGCGGCCTACCCCGATCGCGGGCGTGGTCGGGTCGGCGAACTCGTGCAGCATGTCGTACAGCCACCCCGCCGTGGGCGAGTACCCGATCCCCTTGGACGCGCCGTACGCATGGACGTCGGGGGCCTGCGCCGAGTCGGCGAAGTGCTTCACGTTGTCGATGGACGCCTGACGGAGTTCGGGGTCCTTCACTCCGCGGGGCACCAGCGGGCTGGCCCTGTTGGTGGCCGTGTGCCCCCAGCCCTGCACGCCCGCGTTCGCCAACTCCCCGGGGAAGTTCTTCAGCCACTTCCCCGCGACGTTGATGACCTGCCCCGGGAGGCTCTCTGCTCCCGGGAGAATGTCCGGCTCGTCCCGTCGCACCGCCCGGCGGCTCGCTTCGGGCCACGTCACGAACGGAGTGATCGCATTCCCAACCACCCCGTCGCCGTTGTTGGTCCAAGAGTTGGCGAGGGTCTCGGGCTCGCCGACGACTTGGTTCTGCGGGTACGGTGACCCGAAGAACGTCGAGTGCTTGGTCGGCATGCTCGAAGCCTGCTCGAAGTTGTGCCCTGCCTCCGCGAGGCGGTAGTCGGCGGCAAACTTCTGCTGCTCCGCGGACGGCTCGACGCCGTACCAAGGGGGGCTCCAAGGCCGATCGGGAACTACCGAGCCATCCTCGGCAGTTCGGTAGTTGGCCTTCTCCAGATCACGGGCCGTCGCCACCGGCTTGCGCCCGACGACGGCGTTCAGAAGGTTGCTGTCCCGCAGCACTCCGTAGAGCCGCTGGTCTCCCTCGCCGAGCAGGTAGTCGGGCAGCACGGAGTTGCCGCCCGCGGCTGCGCGCTCGTCTGCGGTGATGCCCGGCGAGTGGCCCTGCGATGCCGCCACCATCGCATCGTCGAGGGCCTCAACGAGGTAGCCCCGCATCGGATGGTCCGGCTCGCCGAGCAGGATGGATGCGATCTGGTCTGGCCCGAGGTCGGGCTCGTCGGGCAGGTATCGACCCACGACATCGGTCAGGTGCTTGCGGGTCAGGGCGAGCCCGCTGTCGACGTGTGCTTGGTTCGGATTTCCCATGACCTCCTTATGTCTCACTCGCTTCGGTCGTCGCCATAAACAAGGCGCCCCAATCGAGCAGGAGGCAACCATGCGGCACGCAATCGTCGTGCTGGTCGCTCTGGCACTCTGCCAAGCAGCGACCGCCGAGAACAGGCTGATCAGGACCGAGTGCAACGGCGGCGTGTGCCGTCGAGTCACCGTCGGCAGTGCGTGGGAGTACAAGGTCGTCGACCTGACCAACGCCATCCGGAGACGTCACGGGCTGCGTCCGCTGAAGGTCACCGAGAAGGCGATGAAGTTCGCCCGCGGCTGGAGCGGCACGCAGGCCAGACAGCGGCGCATGTACCACAGCGGCGCCGCCGGGTGGGGCGAGAACGTCATCTGGAACTACAAGTCGCCCGAGGCCATGGTCGAGGCGTGGTACGCGAGCCCGGGCCACCGCCGCAACATGCTGAACCCGAACTACAGCGAGATCGGCGTCGGCGTGGTGATGACGAACGACGGTCAGCCGTACGGCACGCAGGTCTTCAAGTAACCCCCGAGGGAACCCCATGAGCGACGAAGAGGTCATGTCGGACGGTCCGGTCGAGGATGACAACCTGCCGGAGATCGAGAACGAGGCCCCCGAGCCGGAGGCGCCCGAGGTCGATCCCGAGCCGCAAGCCGACGAGGGGCCGCCGGAGCAGAGTATCTTCTCTGCCTTCCGGTCGCTGCCCGACTTCCAAGGCGTTGACGACGACCGGGAGATCGCCGTCCGCCTCTATCAGGCGATGGAGCGCGAGAAGCAGGCAAGCCATGCGCTGGCCCAGTACCAGCAACTCCTGCCTCACACCCGGCAGTACCTCGAAGACCGCCCCGAGTACGAGAAGTGGCTGGCGTCTCGCAGCCAGCCGCAGCCTCAGCAGGCTCCGCCGCAGCAGGCGCCCCAGCAGGAGTCGTGGTGGAACCCGCCGCAACTCCGTGACGCCTACAAGCGGTACATCGTCAAGGACGAGAACGGCCGCGATGCCATCTCGCCGGACGCACCGATCGATGCCCGGCATGCGATCTCGGAGTACTTCCAGTACCGGCAGAACTTCGCCGAGAAGTTCCTGACCAACCCGGAGGAGGCGCTGTCCCCCATGGTCGCGCGCCTCGCGCAGCAGCAGGCGCAGGAGATCGTGCAGTCTCGTTTCGCCGAGATGGAGCGGCATCAGTTCGTCTCCACGCTCGAACAGTCGAACCGAGACTGGCTGTACGACCAGAGCGGGAATGTCTCACCGGAGGGCGAGGCAGCCAGAAACTACATCGAGCAGGCGAAGGCCATGGGCATCTCCTCACCGGAGGCCCGATGGAACTACGCCCTACAGATGGTTGAGCGCGACCTTCTGTATCAGGCTCGTGACGCGCAGGCGAGACAGTCACAGCAGCAGGCATTCCAGAGCGCCCTCCCGCAGACCACTCGGCAAGCGGCACCGTCGCCCACCCCGAGGCAGTCTCACGCGGAGGCCAACATGGAGTACCTGCGGCGTGCCGCGTCTCGGACCGCCAACCGGGCGGGGGCAACAACGAACAGTCCCGCGGCAGCGCGCCTCGGGACATCGTTCGAGGAACGACTGCGACTGACACTCGAAGGCGACGGGCTGATCTAGCCCCCAACACAAGGACGCACGCATGGCATCGGCCACTGATTGGGCACGCGCGATCGGGACGACGATCACCAACTACCTCCGCGAGGAGGAGATCGCCGTCCTTCGCAAGTTCCGCGTGTTCGCCGCGCTCGAAGGCTCGGGCAACGTGCTGACCAATCAGTCAGGCAGGGGCTTCTCGTGGGAGGTGAGATTCCGCAACCAGCCGGTGAGCGGAAACGATGGCACGACGGCTCGGACCTTCGCGCGCCAGAACCTCTGGAAGACCGCGAAACTCGATTGGCGCGGCTATCAGGTCACGGACGCGATCTACCGTCGGGAGATGCTGGAGAACCGCGGCCAGCAGGCGCTCATCAACGTCGCCGGGAAGATGGCCTCGCGTCTTCAGGAGTCGATGGAGCAGCACCTCGCGCGTGAGGTGTACGTCAACGGGGACGCCGTCGGGAACGAGTTGCGGTTCAACGGCCTCGACTCCATGTTCCAGTACGAAGGCACGGTGAACGTCGACACCGGCGCGCAGGAGAAGACTGCCCGCCCCGAGGACCCGTTCTGCTGGGCGAAGGACACCTACGCCACGCTCTCCACCGAACTCGGCGCCGAAGCCGGTTCGCAGTTGGAGAAGGGATCGTGGCCGAACGTCGCGTGCGACCCGGAGTATGACTACTACTCCCCGATCATCGTCAACTACACGTCCTCGTTCTTCAAGGGCGAGACCCCGACGTGGAAGGACCAGTGCGTCGAGGCCGTCCGCGAGGGCGTCCACCAGTCGAAGCGCAACGACACGAAGGAGTCGGCCATCGACCTCGTGATGCTCGACCGGCGCATGTTCATCGACTACATGAACCGGCTCGACTCGAAGGAGCGCACGATCGTCACGCGGACGAACGGCCTGAAGTCCTACGGCTTCTCGGACGTGTTCGAGCAGGACGGCGTCGAGATCAGCACGGAGTACGCGGTGCCCACGGGCTGCGGCTACGGCCTGTCGATCGCCAACATGTACCTCCACTGCATGGAGGGACAGTTGATCACGGCGGAGGGACCGTACTACTCGGAATCGAACCAGTCGTACCGCTACGTGGCGTCCGTCCTCGCCAACATGCGCTTCGTCTCGCCGCGCAACTTCTTCAAGTTGGTCGCGGCTGCCTGACCCCCCCACTCTCCCAAGGAAAGGTTCGCCTCATGTCCTACACGTTCGATCCCGGCTTCGGTCGCGGCCACGTCCTCGGTGCTCGGTGGAATCACCCCATCGAGAAGACCGACCCGACCGTCACGGGTGCCTCCGTCGTGCTGACCACGAAGGAGTTCACCGACGTCCACGCGAAGACGGGCGCCGTCCTGTCGCCCGAGATCGTGACCTGCCTCGCCGTCCGCAACCCCGACGCCCCGGGCACGACCCCGTGGGCGCCCGGCGCGGCCAAGACGGTGGCGGGCTACAAGGGCGTGGTCGACGAGTACCTGCCGAAGGTGACCGGCACCGGCGCGGACGCCCTCGGCGGCTGCGAGCCCGGTGAGGTCTGCTGGCTCGTGATTCAGGGTCCGTACACGGACCCGGCCACGAACAAGCGGCAGCGGATCAACGTCGTCAACGGCACCGCGGCGCCCGTCACGCGACTCCTCGCCGACGGCACCGAGGAAGAGGTCGAGGTGGTCGTCGACCCGGCCGCCGACACCGACGCGACCACGACGACCCCGACGATCCCCTGACCCAAGGTGACCCCCATGAAGCGATTCCTGATCGGCGCCCTGCTGCTGGCCTTCGCCCCGATGGCGTTCGCTGGTGACACGGTGGAGCACACCGACGCCCGCGACCGCCTCGAACTTGGTCACCAGATCAAGCAGTCGAAGCAGGAGATGCGGCGGGAGCGGCGGGCCGCGCGGGCCCGGTTCTACGCCTCCAAGTACGAGGAGCGCGCCAAGGCTCTCCGCACCGAGGACCGTGCGCTGGAGAAGGCCAACAAGGACACCCCGACGGAAAAGTGATCTCGGTCGGGCCCGGGCCTGACTGACCTCGCGGGCGGCGGGATGGCAGGAGGCCGCCCCGTCGCCCGTTCTCATAGGTGAGCCGCATGCTTCAGTACGGACCCGTCAACGAGTTGAGCAGCCGGGGCGAGGTTTCCTCAAGCGGCTCTCGCTCCGTCAACTACGACCACTCCGGTCAGGACGCCGCCTACAAGGTCGGCGACGAAGCGGCCTCCCTACAGGCATCGCAGTTGTCCAACCTCCACCGAGGGGACATCGAGGGCTCGCTCGCGACCGGCAGGCGCATCGCCGAACTCAAGGACTACCTCGACGGCTTCGCCGCGACCGGCGGCCAAGGCGGCCTCTACAAAGGCAAGATGGTCCTCCCGGGCACCCGCATCGACAGCGAGAGCAGTTCGTCCAGCGGCAGCGTCTCTCGCGGCGGAGTCGCCTCGTACCACGACCCGAACAAGAAGGAGCAGGCATAGCCATGGCCGACACCTACGAGTCCGACGCCTACGAGTCCGACTGGGACGAGTCGTACGACGACTACTACGCCCGCCAGCAGCAGGCGCAGGAGCGGCAGGCGTACGAGGCGGCCATGCACGCCCGCGGCGCCAATACCGACACCCGCGGCACCGGGCAGATGCTCTCGGCCAGTCAGATGATGACCGGCATGTACGGTCCCAACCGTGAGGCGGAGAAGTACGCCGCCCGAGAGGCGTGGGAGGCGCAGCAGGCCGCCAGCCGCCGGGCGTACGACGACGCCCGTCGCCAGCAGCAGTTCGAGAAGAAGGCCATCCAAGAGGAGGCTGCCCGCCGGAAGTTCGACTCCGGCACGCAGCGCCAACTCGGGATGTACGCCGAGGACACGAAGCGGGAGCACTCGAAGAACGTCACGGGTGCGATGAACAACGCGACCAACTCGATGGCCTCCGTGATGGGCAATCTGGCTGGTGGCGCACAGAACACGCCCGGCATGAACCTGTACGGGGCGGGCGGCCAGCGGATCGGGGGCGGGGGATTCAGCCCGGGCAAGAGCCCGCTGTCGGGCCTGCTCGGGTAGGACAAGTCCGGCGCTCGCCGGACGCTCGGGGCCCGGTCGGGAGGACGCTCCCGATCGGGTTTCCATCGCGAGGAGGTGCCCTGTGGGGCCCGGCGAGAAGTGCTGCGTCGAGTGCGGTGACGTTCGTCCTGACGACGACGTCATGTTCCCGGTGTACCGCAAGCAGAGGACGATGTGCCTCGCCTGCGTTGCCAAGAAGCGCAAGGTCGCCCGGGAGCAGAGGAACGAGACCCGCGCCCGCAAGATGGCGCGGATCGAGGGGAAGGCCGTCGACACCCTCATCGCCTCGGCCCGGTCCGGCGGCGCCACGGTGCCTCACTCGGCGGAGTTGCTTGAGCAGTTGATGGACTACTTCGGCGGCGTGGCTGGGTTCTCCAGCATGCTGCTGAAGCAGTACTTCGACGCGAAGCCCGGCAGCGCCGCCCGCACCAAACTGCTTGAGATGGTGACCCGACTCGTGACGACCAATGCCGAGCAGGGCGGATCGAAGAAGCCCCTCACGTTCTGGACCGAAGACGAGTTGAACTCCGAGATCGAGCAACGACTGATCGACGCCGCGGCCTCGATCAGCCTCCCGGCGCCCGCTGTCCCAGCACTGGAGGTGGTCGATGCAACCGCTACCGAAGCCGCCGGGTAAGCCGTCCAAGTTCGCGCAGGATCGCCTGCGGGAACTACAGGCCGAGATCAACGAGCGGCGGATCGAGGCGCTGAAACTCTACACGCCCTCGCCGATGCAGGACGAGTTCCACAAATGCCGCGCCAGCGAAGCGCTCGTGATCGGGGGGAATCGGTCCGGAAAGTCACTCTGCACGTTCGTCGAGGACGCTCGCGCCGCCACGGGGCAGGACCCCTACGGCAAGTACCCCGAGAAGGACGGGCTGCTGGTGATCATCGGCCGGAACTGGACCCACATCGGGCTCGTGGCAGTACCCTACCTCCTGAAGGCCGGGGCGTTCAAGATCATCCGCGACGAGCAGACCAACAAGTGGAGGGCCTTCAACCCGACCACGGATGAGGCCCGCAAGCACCTCGCGAAGCCCGCGCCGCCGCTGATCCCGCCGCGGATGATCAAGACCATCTCGTGGGTGCTGAAGTCCAGCAACTACTGCAACAGCATCGAACTCCACAACGGCTGGAAGATTCAGTTCTTCAGCGCCGAAGGGGAACCTGCCCAAGGCTACGCCGCCTCACTGATCCACATCGACGAGGACGTCGGGAACGACAACATCCTCCCCGAGGCGCAGGCCCGGCTCGCCGACAAGAAGGGGCGGCTGGTCTGGTCGGCCATGCCCCACTCGAAGTCGGAGTCGCTGCTGTCCCTGTCCGAGCGCGCCGACCGCGCGGAGGAGGCAGGCACCGCCGAGACCACCATCAAGAAGTTCACGCTGCGCTTTCTCGACAACGCTTGGATCGACTCGACCGAGAAGTCCAAGATGCTGGAGCGGTGGGCGGCGCAGGGCGAGGACGTGCTCCGGATGCGCGCCGAGGGCGAGTTCATCACGGACTCCGTCCTCGTCTACCCCAACTTCGCCATGTCGGTCCACGGGCTCCTGCGCGAGGACCTGCCGGACTCGCAGGTTCCCGCGGACTGGACCCGCTACGTCGCCATCGACCCGGGGCACTCAGTGACCGCCGCCCTGTTCGCAGCCGTCCCGCCCGACAACTCGATGATGCTGATCTACGACGAACTGTACATCCGGCAGTGCTCTGCCGCGATCTTCGGCGCCAAGTTCGCGGAGAAGGCGCAGGGCCAGACCTTCTACCAGTGGATCATCGACATGCACGGCGGCCGGATCACGGACATCGGCTCCGGCCGGGCCGTGGTCGAGCAGTACATGGAGCAGATGCGCCTGTTCAAACTGCGCTCCCTGACGACGGGGGCGGGGTTCTTGGCGGGCTGCGATGACATTCAGGCCCGGACCTCCGCGGTCCGCACGGCGCTCCACATCCGGCCAGACGGCAAGCCGCGCCTCCGGGTGCTGCGCGGGGCCTGCCCGAACCTTGAGCGGGAACTGCGGCGCTACCGGAAGAAGACCCACTTCATCAACGGGCTGTCCGTGGTGAGCGACGAGCCGAACACCCGCGGCGAGGTGCATGCATGCCAGTGCATGGAGTACTTGGCAGCGACGGAGCCGAAGTACCGATCGCCTCCGAAAAAGGACGAGTCTGATACGACCCCCGAGTGGATAATCAACTACATCGCGCGCAAGACCAAGAACCGGGCGGGTGCGTGCGTCTATTTGGGCCCGGAGTCCGACGCCAAGGCGTCAAGCGAGGAGGCGACGAATGTCGAGCAGTACGAATGGGTCTGACTTCCCGACGCAGACGGTGGAACTCGGGGACATGGTGCTGTTCTACAGCAACGTCCTGAACCAGAAGGACCCGGTGATCGGCTGGGTCTCCCGTCGCCCGGGCGTGAACACGGTGTTCATCCTGACCTTCTCTCCCGACGAGGGGTTCGTCGAGAAGCCGTCGGTGCGTCACGCGGACGATCCGGGTCTCGTGGACAACTCCGCGTGGCGGCAGTGGGGCTGCTGGCGCTTCCACCCGGCAACGGAGACGCTGAAGAAACTGCGGACCATGATGCCGCAGGTCGTCTCCGTGCTGGCCCGGAACCAGCAGAGCAGCAAGAAGGCCGAGTGACGCCATAACGAGGGTGGAGGCCACGGATGGCGGAAGACGATCTCAAGGAGGACAGGGGCGACGGGGAGGACCTCAAGCAGGCTCCCCTGAACCCTGCCTCGCCACTGAAGCCGATCGCGCAGGCGTGGCTGAAGAAAATCTCGTCTGCGAAGAAGGCCAAGTCGGCGTTCGACTCGGACGCGAAGGAGGCGATGCACTTCTTCGACGGCGGGCCACGGTGGTTCTTCGAGAACAGCAACCGCGGCCTCACCCTCATGTCGCGCCCCACCCCGGCGCCCGCGTTTCGCCTCACCGTGAACCGCGTGTGGGAGGTCGTGAAACTCATCGGCGCGGTCATCTACAACCGCAACCCGGTCCGCACTGTGACCCCGCGGAAGTTCCCGGTGATCCCGCCGCAGATGGTGGGCGTCGACCCGGAGGCGTACCAAGTCGACCCGATGACCGGGCAGTCGATGCCGGACCCACGGGTCATGCAGTTCATCGAGGCTTCGCAGGCGATCGACGCAGCGGACCAGACGAAGCGCATGGTCGCTGAGTTGATGCAGGCGTACCTGAACTGGACGCCCATCGAGAACAACCTGATCTCCCATGGGCGTCAGGTGGTGGACGAGGCCCTCATCAAGGGCGGCGGCGTGCTGTGGACCGAGGCCGTCGAGCAGCAGAACATTCCGCCCGCCGAGCCGACCCTCGTCATCGGATCGTTCTTCGACTCGGTCGACAACCTGCTTCTGGACCCGGACGCGCAGGTGATCGAGGAGATCACATGGTGCGCCAAGAAGTGCGTGCTCCCGATCGATCAGGCGGCTCGCATGTTCGGCCTCCAGCGAGCGGACCTCAAGGCGAACTTGGAGTCGTACGACTCGACGTCCCGACACACCGACGAAAAGACGGGCGACTCCCGGTCGGGCAAGAAGCGCACCGGGAAGACGAACGACCTCGTGACCTTCTACAAGGTCTGGAGCAAGTGCGGCTTCGGCGACCGCCTCAAGGACGCCAAGAAGAGCGACCGCGGCGTGTTCGATCCGCTGGGCGACAACTGCTACATCGTGGTCGCCGAGGGCGTGGACTACCCGCTCAACGTCCCGCCATCTGCTCTGGATGAGGAACTCGACGAGGAGGGCATGCCGCAGTCCCTGCGCATCCGGACCTCGTGGCCCATTCCGCTGTGGGCTGACAACGGCGGCTGGCCGTTCGAGATGTTCGCGCCCCACCGAAAGCCGAACGCGCTCTGGCCCGTGAGCCACATCCGCCCGGGGATCGGGGAACTTCGATTCTTGAACTGGGGAATGTCCTTCCTGATGACTCGCATCGCCACGTCGTGCGAGACGATCATCGGCGTGTCTAAGGCGGCGGACTCGGACATCAAGGGCCAACTCCTCGCCCCGTCGGAGAACGGCTTCAAACTGCTGGAGATCAGCGAGTCGCTCGGCCGATCGGTCAGCGACATCGTATCGGTCTTCGCCGTCCCCGGCGTGACGCGGGACATGTGGGACATTTTGGCCGCCGTGGCGGAGCAGTTCGACAAACGAGTCGGCCTCACCGAACTCGTGTACGGCTCCACGCGGAACCAGATGCGCTCGGCCAGTGAGGCGCAGGTCAAGCAGGACAACCTGTCGATCCGGCCCGACGACATGGCGCAGAACTTCGAGGACTTCATGTCCCGGGTGGCCCGCAAGGAGGCGATGGCCGCCCGATGGCTGCTGCGCCCGCAGGACGTGTCCCCGGTGCTCGGTCCGCTCGGCGCCGAGGCGTGGGCCATGCACGTCACGCCCAAGGATGGGATGAACTTCTCGTCCATCACGCGCGAGTACGAGTACACCATCGCGAGCGGCTCGGCCCGTCGCCTCAACAAGCAGGCGGAGATGGACCGCATGGCGATGGCGTTCCAGACCCTTGGCCCGCTGCTCCAGCCGCTGGTGGGCGCCGGGGTCGTCGGTCCGATGAACGCACTGATCGACGCTTGGGCCAAGGCCAACGATCTCGACGCCACTCCCTTCCTGATCCCGCCTCCCCCGCCGCCTCCGCCAGTTCCCGGCCCCCCTCCACCGGATGGCGTTGAAGGCGGCGGGGAGGCCACGACCAACCCCGAGGAGCCGATGAATGGACCTCCCGTTTGAGATCGCGTCCGCTTCGCCCGAGGCGCAGGCGCACTACCGGAAGATGATCGCCGACGGCCAGACGCCGCGGTTCGCCGAGATGTGCGCGCTCCAGATCGCGCCGGGCGTCCACGGCACGGACGACTCGTTCATGCAGGGCCGCAAGAACGCCGAGTGGCTCGACAAGATTCCCAAGCGGCAGGCCCAGTGGATGCTGCGGGAAGCCAAGAAGGCTGGCATCTCGACCGAGGGCCGCTACTACCACGGCGGGATCGCGGACTCCCGGGCGCACCTCGATCCGCAGGCATGGATCAGCGGCAAGGACGATCTCCTCCGGGTCGCCAAGAAGCGTCGGCTGGAGGTCCGCGGTCAGGTGAACTACACGCCGCCCGAGGGCGTTGCCCCGCCCCAGCGCGCCGCTGGGCTCAACCCGAAACTCGTCCGCGAACTGGCCCGGAAAGAGATGGCAGCCGAGCCCGGCCTGACGAGAACGGCCGCGGAGCAGCGCGTTCGGGACAAGCACACGCCGCACTGGAAGCGCAAGGGCAAGTGATGCTGGGCCTGCCGTGGCCGACGCCATAACAAGGGCGAAGCACCCACGGAGAGGCTGGCATGCCCCCTGTAGTAAAGCGCGGCGGCGGATCGTACCCGGTCGACTTCAAGGCCGACGGCTCCGGCACTGTCGTGCAGTTCGCCGCCGTCTCGGGTGCGATCCTTCTGGTCGAGGAAGGTGGCGGCACGCTCGAACTCTGCGTGGTCGCGAAGCCCGGCGACGAGCCGTCGCCTCTGATCAATCAGGAGGCGCAGCCCTGCACCCTCACGGTGGCCGAGGGCAGCGCCTACGAGTTCCCCCACGGCGTCTACGCCGCGACGTACCTCGTTGTCCGTGGCGCCGACGTCAAGGGGACTCTCATGGTCAAGGGGTGATGCATGGCCGACCTCTTCCTTGCGCCGTGTCAGGACCGCAGCAAGGGGGGCTACGTTCCGCCACCGCCGCCAGTCATCGAGACGCACCGCATCCTCGCCGAGACGGGCGAGGTGATCAACACCGAGAAGGCTGACAAACTCCGAACCGAACAGAACAACCCGTAGCGATGGCCGACGTCAAAATCTCCGCACTGCCCGCGGGCACCGCCCAGCCGACCGGCCTCATCCCGGTCGTCAACGGCGGCACCACGCAGCGAGTGACGGTCAAGCAACTCGTCGACCTCGCGCTGGCAAACGTGCCGAGCGGCACGATCAACACGGTCGGCAACCCCGTCGGATTGCCCGAGGACCCCGCGATGCCCGTCCAGACTTGGGCGGAGCAGATGGTCCTCAAGGCAGCCTTCAAGGACACCGACGTCACGTTCGCCCGGGTGCAGGCCACCTCGCCCGACTGGAACCCCGGCGACGTGTTCGGCAACGGCAACGTCATCGCCAACGGCGGCGCGTTCGGAGAACTGTGGTACGGCGTCCTTCTTGCCCGCGACGGCAAGATGACCAGCCCGGGCTACCAGATGCCGACCCCGACGGGCGACGGCTACCTGCGGTCCGACCTCGATCCGGCCACCGGCTGGTACTTCGCCGAGCCCGTGCTGATCTCAGACACCGAGCCACCTGCCCCAACTGGCGGCAACGCCATTTGGGTGGACCCGACCGGCGACCCCGTGCCGCCCGTCACGGGCGAGTACACGAACGCGAACCCGCCCGTGTACTCCGACTCGATGCTGACCGAGCAGGCCAACGGCCTGCCGATCGGTCTCTCGCCGGACGGCCTCACCTTCCATCAGCCGGACATCGTCGGCGCTGTGCCGATCCGGGTGAACGGCAAGACGTACATGCTGCCGCTGATCGAGTCGCCAGCGGCAGCCGCTCTGCGCGACCCGGTGCTCACGTTTGCCGACGACATCACGACGGTGCAGTCAAGCGGCCAGCCGATTGGCCTTGCGCCGGACGGGCTGAACTTCTACCAGCCCGACATCGTTGGCGGCATTCCGATCATCGTGAACGGCAAGCGCTACCTCCTGCCCCTCATCGCAGAGTGAACCATGCCCGCACCTGACCGGCCGACTCCGCACCAGAACTTCGCCAGCGCGATCAACCCGGCCAAGGGGATCGTCGGCTACTATTCCGATGCCGAGGTGGATGCCCTGCTGGCTGCGCTGCCCGCTGGCGGCGGGCTCCAGACCGTGGACCTGTCGGCCTACGCCACGACCGCCTATGTGGACGGTCAGATCGCCACGCTGTACTCCAAGGCCGAAGTGGATGCGGCCATTACGGCGGCCATCGCCGGGGTTGTCACGGGCGGGACTGTTGACCTAAACGGCTACGCCACCGAGCAGTTCGTCACGGACGCCATTGCGGCCATTCCTCCGGCCAGCCTCGACGGGCCGATCACCGGCCATGCGGGCACAACCCCACAGCCGACTGCCGCCACGCCTCAAGGGCTCGAAGACGCCTTCAAGGACTACGCTGACGGCCTGCACTACTTCGATGGCTCCGGTGCCCTCGTCGCAATCCAGCGGCAGCAGTACCAGACCACCATCGTGATCAACGGCTCCGTGCGTTCGGTCACGAAGATCGTCAAGTCAGAGGCTGGCCTGCCGACTCCGCAGAACCCCTCGACGCTGACGCAGAACGACGGCGGTCAGTGGCTGCGGCTTGCGTCCGACGAACTCGACAAGCCCTTTGCTCCCGTAGGCGTGGTTGACCTGTTCAATCTCCCTGCCGGAGCAGAAGGCGAGCGACCTGCTGTCTACGAAAGCCCCACTGCTCCGGCTGGCGACCTCAAGGACGGCGACCTGTGGCTGGCCCCCGCAACCACTTCAGTCGCTGCCAAGCAACTCGCAACGCTCAGTCTCTCCGATCCCGCATGTGCTGCGTTCCGCCAGAGCGTCATGGACGAGGTGCGGAAGATGATCTCGGGCGGAAAGACCGTCCCGGCAGACATTGATTGGACGCCATGCACGAAGGTAGCGGGCTCTGGCCTGATCGAGGCCCGTGTCCTGAACGGCATGATCCAACTGCGTGGAGAACTGACCCTCACCGTCACCGCCACAGGCACGTTCACGGTAGCGCAGCGACTGCCAGCGAACTTCCCGAAGCCACCCCGCGAACAAACCGTCGTGGCGTTCGGCTACGACACTGGCGTGTCTTACCGCCGCGTGTTCGTTCGGTTCTACCCGGACGGCGGCGTCGGCGTGGTTGGGGACGGCAAGATCACCGGCACTGAACTGACGGGGGCTACCGCATATGCCTACTAACACGAAGACCCTCAACGTCTACAGCAACGGTCAGTGGCAGGAAGTGGTCGGCTCGCCCGGCGCGCTCGACGGCTACTACACCATTGTCCAGACTGACGCCGCGATCAAGGCGTCTCGGGACGAGGGTGCCCTCGACCTCGACGCCGTGCAGAACCAAGTGCTGTTCGCCGTCACCGAGACCGCACGGCAGTTGCAGGAGAGGATCGACCTCAAGGCCGACAAGGCTGACACCTACACGAAGGTGGAAGTAGACGGCAAGTTCGCCCCGCTCTCGACCACGACGTTCATCACCACGCAGTTGCAGGCGGTGTTCGACTCGATCTACACCCGTCCAGAGGCGGATGACCGTTACGCCCGCAAGCAGGACAAGGAGCAGCCGCTCCTCGCCAAGACCGTCGTGTCGCAGGCTTACGGGTTTGGCGACACGTTGCTGCCACCTGTCGCTCTCGGGTACACGGACACGGGAGAAGGCTACGGGGCGCGGCTCGTCCTGAACGTCGGCGTGGACAACGAGTTCCTCGTCTACAAGTCTGACCTCGAACCGCTCAACGCCCTCCTGCCCCGCATCGAGACGCTGGAGAGCAAGGCCGCTCCGGTCATTGACCTCGCCCCGTACGTCACGCTCGCAACCGCCGACACCCGGTACGGCAGGCTTGAAGCCCTCGACCTTCTCCGCAATCAAGTCCAGACGATCTTCGACTCGATCTACACGCGGGCTGAAGCGGACTTCCGCTACCCCCTCAAGGCTGATGTCTACACGCAGAAGCAGGCCGATGACCGCTTCATGCGGATCACCGACGCCTTCAGCAAGGCTGACTTCGACAACCAGATGGCGTTGATGCTGTACTCGCGCAAGCAGGTCGATGACAAACTGACCGCGATCAGTCCGCTTGGCTCCCCGTCGATCAATGACCCTGCCCTTGTTGAGTTCAAGAAGTCCGTCCTTGACGAGGTGAAGTTGATGCTCGTCGGTGGCACGAAGATGCCGCCGCCCGACATTGATTGGACATGGATGGTTCGCATGGATGGGGCGAAGGAGTCTGTCTCTACCGAGATTCAGGCGAGGATGATCGGCGGGTTCATCGAACTCAAGGGCACCCTGTCATTCGGTGCTGGCAGCGGTGCGTGGGTCCCCCTCCGGCTTCCACCACAGTTCCCCCTTGCGGAGATCGACGCCAACTACCCGCTGGCGATGCGGCTCGTCGGCTCTGCCGTGACCTACGGCTACTGCTCGGTGAGCAGCAAGAGCCGTGACATATCTTGTAGTCCCGGCGCGCGGTCGAGCGAGGCGAACTTCTCGGGCATCCGCTGGAAGGCAGCCTACTGACATGGCGACGATCTACTTCTTCGACGCCGCGACCGGAAAGTGGCGGCCCATAAGCAGTGGGAGCGGTGGAGGTACGCCCGGACCCAAGGGGGACAAGGGCGACAAAGGCGACCCCGGTGAGTCGGTCGCAGTCAACGTGCAGAACACCCAGCCCGCGACGGCAAAGGCTGGCGACGTATGGATCAGCAACACCCCTTGAGGTAAAGAGCAATGGCTAAGAACGTCAGCATCTTCGACGGTAGCGCGTGGGTCTCGATCGTCGGCCCCCCGGGCAAGGACGGCGTGGACGGCAAGGACGGTTCGGGCGTCACCATCAAGGGCACCGCCGCCGCCTACCCGCCGGATGCTGCTCCGACCACGGGCGATATGTGGCTCGTCCCCGACCCGGTTCCGGCTGGCTTTCCGGCTGGCACGAACCCCGGCGACGGCCTCGTCTGGAGCGGCACGGCGTGGAACAACGTCGGCGGCATCCGTGGTCCCAAGGGCGCGGACGGTGCCCCCGGTGCTGACGGGGCTCCGGGTCAGGACGGTGCTGCCGGTGCCGATGGTGCCGATGGGCCTGCGGGTGCTGACGGCGTCGGCCTGACCTTCAAGGGCGAGTACGACCCCGGGGCCGAGTACGACAACAACGATGTGGTCACGTTCGGCGGCGAGACCTACGTCGTCTCTGGCCTGACCCGGGCCGGTCTCGTCAGCCCCGGCGACCTGAAACTGATCGCCAAGAAGGGCACCGACGGAGCGGATGGAGCCGATGGTGCAACTGGTGCCGACGGTGCCGATGGCCGTTCGGTGAACGTGACCAAGAGCCCGACCCAGCCCGCCACGGCTGCCATCGGGGACTTCTGGATCGAGGAGTGACCCGGTGAAGAACGCCTACATCCATGACGGGGCCGGGTGGCAATCCCTCAAGGGACCACCCGGCCCGTCGGAGCCAAGCAAAGACGCGGGCAACACCATCACGGTCGGCAGCGATGGGCTGCTGATGCTGAAGGGCGACACGCAGTTCAGCGGGTCGTGGACGCCTCTTTGCGACGCCGACGCGGACGGCTACTGGACGCGGGCGGGCCGTGCGGTGACGCTCACGATTTCGCTCGGCGTCAGGTATAGGGACGAGGGCGATGCGCCGGACCGTTACGGGATAGGCGGCCTGCCGTTTTCTGTTGCGGAGTTCTACGACGACAATCTTTCTGCGTTGTCCGCCCTTTTTGGCGCGCCCGTAGTGTCAGCAGCGGAGAAGGACGGCGTGATTGGTTCGGCCTCTATGAATGGTTCCTCGGGCGACGAAGTAAGTGTGATGATAACTGCTGCGACGGGTGATACTACAGCCTGCATCAACATCACCTACCTCACCGACGATGCGAGGATCGGATGAACGTCACCCTCCAAAAGAACATGACCATCGGCGTGATCGAGGATCGTGGCGGCAGCCTGTGGGCTCGCAACTACCACCCCGCCCGCCCGCTCCCCGATGACGCCCCGCAAGCCGTGAAGGACATGGCCGCCAAGCACTGGACGCCCGAAGTGATCCAGTTCGCCAAGGATCGTCTGGCCGGTTCTCGACCGAAGGAAGGCTGACATGTACTACTGCGCGCAAGACGCGATCGACTACCTGATGCAGTCCGTGGGCGGCGGCGCCCAAGACCAAGAGCACCGCGTCCTGCGCGCTGCCGTGCATCACTCCTACCGCGACGTGGCCCACGCCAAGGACTGGCTGTGGTACGTCTCGGAGTCCGAGGTCACGATCGACGCCAACCAGAACACGTACCTGCTGCCCGTCGACTGCGTGAACATCGACGCGCTGATCCCGCAGGACCGCACGACGATCACCGCGTACATCACCCCCGCCGAGTGGGTGCGCCGCGAGCAGGACTCGTGGACGCTCGGCGAGGCCCTGTACTGGACGATCACCAAGTCCACGGACCCGAAGAACTTCGACCGCTGGGAGTTGAAGATCGGCGGCCGACTGCCCGCGGGCATGACGCTGCGGTACACGTACCGCCGCCGCCCGAAGCCCCTGACGCTGATGGGCTACGAGACGCAGGTCCGCACCGGCTTCGTCACGGTCAACGGCACCTCGGTGACGGGCACCAACACGAACTTCCCGGGGCGCTGCGTCGGCGCGGTGCTCCGTGTCGGCACGCCGCAGAACCATCCCGAGCCGCTGTCGGGTTTCTACCCGTACGCGGAGCAGAGCCGCATCGAACTGCGTGGCGGGCCCGCGAGCCTGACGCTTGAGAACCCCATGGACGCCACGCACGCGGACTGCCGCTTCGTGATCTCCGACCTCCTCGACGTGTCGCCGGGGATGTTCACGGCGGTCCTCACCGGCGCCGAGGTGTGGGTCGCCCGCATGACCGGCAAGCCCATCGACGCCGCGGTCGCGCTGTACACCCGCGACCTGAAACTCGCCATGGAGCAAGACGTCATCGCGCCCATCTCCGGCCGCCGAGCGCCGTACGATCGGGTGCCCGATGCCACGCAGGCGCCGTACGCTGGCGTGTACACCGCACCGCTCGGCCCTGACGGCGGGGCCTGACCGTGCTGCGCATCTCAAAGTTCGGCGGACTGGTGCTCGCTGCCAGCCCGTACGCCATTCCGCCGGGTGGGATGCAGCAGCAGGTCAACATGACGCTCGCCATCCCCGGGCAACTCACGAGCCGCCGCGGGTCGGCCCCGGTGAAGTACGACAAGTCAGGGCTGGAGGGCGTGGTCGAGCAGGTGTTCCCTTTCTCCGGCGGGATCGGCAAGCCGGACAGGGCCCTCGTGATGGATGCCGAGGGGAATCTGGCGATCGTGGACGGGGTCACGGTGTGAGGGATACATGCTACTGCGCACTGTCGCCAGCAACACGCCAGCCACGCTGGCCGTCGGACCGAGGCAGTGGGGCTACCTGTTCCAAGGGAACGGGAACCGCCCTGTCCGCGTAGACATCTCCGGCACCGGCTCGGTGACGGCTGACATGGTCGTGGACATGGGGGTCGATGCCCCGGCGTCCGCGCCCACCGTCACTATGTCGGGCGCGCCGAAGTACTACGTCGCCCGGGTGGACGTCATCGAGGGTGGAGCCGGGTACAACAAGGCGCCGGACGTCACTCTCGATCACGGCACGAAGCCGCCAGCGCGCGCCGCAACCCTGCGGGCTTTCCTCGAAGGCTCGGCCGTCGGCAGCATCGACGTCGTCGACTACGGGCGCGGGTACACGGACACGCCGATCGTGAAACTCGGCGCCACGCACGGCGACGGCGCCACGATCACGCCCATCTTGAGCCCGATCCCGATCGGCTACGACAGGCCGATCACGCAGACGCCGGACAGGCGGTACTACTATCCGGTCGAGTCCGTTACCGTGGTGGGCGGCAGCGGCTACACGGTGCCGCCCGAGGTCAGGCTGTACGGCGGCAACGGCGGCGGCGGCCGGGTGACGGTGAAGCCGCTACCGGGCGGCGGAGTCGGGGACCCGAAGGTTCCCGATGGCGGTGGCTTCACTGACCCGCCGAAAGCGGAGGCCATGACGGGCGGCGCCATCGCCAACGCGATCATGCGCGCCCACATCCGCGGCAAGTACGACTGCTACTACCGGGTCATCGACGACACGCCGGAGAGCCGCGGCGGCCCCCTGCCCTCGAACCTCTCCCCGGTCGCCACCATCGATGCCGGGGACGGCGTTGGACAACTGGAATGGGGCCTGCCGCCGGTCGTCTCGCCCCGGGCCGTCGCGATCGAACTCTGGCGCACCACGAGTGATCAGGCGTATACTGCCTACCGGGTCGCCACTCTTCCGCCAGACGCCACCTCGTTCGTCGAGGACATGACGGACATGGAGTTGACGGACTACGAGCGGGACGGGTACGCGGCCATGCCGATCCTCCTGCCGAACGGCGAACTCAACGCCAACCGATTCGGCGTGCCGCCGTCCGACAAGGCGGTGGCAGTCGTGTATCAGGACCGCCTCTGGATGGCCGTCGACACCAGCGGAAGCGAGCCGAACGTGCTGCGGTTCTCCGAGTACAACGAGCCCGAGTCCTGTCCGGACATCAACGAGTTGGTGCTTCAGACCAACGTGCGAGGGCACGACCACATCACGGCACTGATCCCGTACGGCGCCTCGCTCGGGATCATGCAGTCGCGTCACGCCCACCGGCTCTCGTACGTGTCTCAGCCGATCATCGACGCCAACGTGCAGATCGCCGCATACCGGGGCTGCCTGAACCAGCGCTGCTGGGACGAGTATCAGGGCACGATCTTCTGCATGGACAACGAGGGCGTGTACGCCATGGACCTGTCGGGGGACGTGCGCCCGATCTCGACGGTGATGAACACGCTCTTCCAAGAGGACATCGACTTCTCCAAGTCGCAGTGGTTCTCCGTCGTCGCCGACCGCTCGGCCCGGTGCCTGCGAATCTCGGTGCGCCTCAAGGGCGATTCGCCCGGCGACTACCCCACGCGGCAGTACTGCTACTCGTTCGAGTTCCAAGGCTGGTGGGAGGAGCGCTACGCATCCCCGCTCGTGGGCGGAGCGAACATGCGGGACGAGTCGGGCTCGGTCCAGTGCGTCTACGGCACGAGCGATGGGGACATCCTCGCGCTGGGCACCGGCGACTTCGACCGGGCCGACGGCACGATCGTCGAGGCCAAGTTGATCGAGCCGGGCAGCGGATACCGCCGACCGCCCAAGGTGACCGTCACCGGGGACGGCGCAGGCGCCGTGGTCGAGGCGGCCGTCGGGACGGACGGGTCGCTGCTCGGGCTGTACGTGCGCTGCGGCGGGTACGGATACACCGACCCCGAGATCGAGATCGAGCCTCCCGAGTCCGGCGAGCAGGCCACCGGCACATGCCGGGCCGCTGACGGGAAGACCCCGGTGCCGTGCTGGGTCCGCACCGGCAACATGGAGTACCCGCACGACTCCATGCCCGTCGAGCAGCGGGACACGCACCGCAACGTCGCCATGCTGTTCACGCCGACGCAGGGGCCGTGCCCCATGAAGTTGAGGCTGTTCTACAACAACTCGCCGTACCCGCGGATCAACGTGGCCGCCCGGGATCGTGGCACGGGCGAGCGCTACGAGACGCAGGAGCCCGTCACCGCCATCGATATGGACGCCAGCCTGCTCCCCGACCGCGTCTCCTCCGGCGTGTGCCGCGCCCTGTTCACCTCGCAGACCATCGACGACTTCCGAGGGAACGACCGGCATGTCGCCGTGGAGTTGTCGGCGGACCGCACCGACTCGGGGCCATTCGTCATCCACGCGCTCGACGTGTACGGGGTCGCCTGATGTTCACCAAGCAGTCCGGTCGCATCGAGCAGTCGCTCATCGAGGGCGGGCAGTCGCCACTGTCCGCCAACGACACGATGCACGCCATCGCCAACTGCGCGGCCCCGCTCGTGCATCGCGGCCCCGTGTCGTTCGACTACACACCGCCCGACTACCGCTTCGTCACTCCGCCGCTGCGGAAGTACAGGTTCCCGCGGATGGACCCTCCGGACGTGCGCCGGAAGCCGCCGAAGCGCGAGGAGGAGAAGGAGGAGAAGAAGCGGAAGAGGAACCAGCCCGAGGAGGTTGAGCCGCAGCAGCCCCGCAAGCAGTTCCGGCCCACCCGGCGCGAGGGCTCGTGGGACGAGATCACCTCGATCGTCCCCGGCCCGTACATCGACGTGAGCGCGGTCGGCCCCACGACGGCACGAGTTGGCTTGCGCGGGTACGGCTCTCCGGGGTTCGTGGCGGTCTTCGGGAACAACCGGCTGGACGGTCGGCCTCTCCAGATTCTGTCGCAGAGGTCGGACCTGCTCCGCGTCAGGTACACGGCCGGTTCGCTCCAATACTTCTTGCAGCCCATCGGTGAAGAGGTCGAGGTCATCACCGACATCAAGGTCGACGACTCGCAGGTCATCTGCACCCGCAAGTCCGGGTTCCTCCTTGGCTCGAAGGACGCAGACGATCTCACCGTCGACCTCAAGAAGATCGTGTACCTGACCAACGCGGAGATGGGGTCGTCGTCGATCGACTTCCAGCGCCGCGAGACGTACGTGCTGGCGGGAGACGACCGTGACGCCGACGTCGTCAGCCTGCCGCTCACTGACTGCGCCGACGTCATCGCATGAGCCTCCTCCAGAAGTACGGCGCACTCGTTATGCGCGGTGGCAAGATCGCCATGGCGGCGGCGATGGAGTGCATCAACAAGTGCTGCACGAAGTACGTCTGCGCGTACCGATCCCCGGTCGACGACCCGGACGAGGGGCAGGACTGCTACCCGAAGGGCACGGAGCCGGGGTCGGTCCTCGGAGAGTACGACTCCGAGAAGGAGTGCCTGAAATACTGCGAGACGCAGTACGTCTGCGCGTACCGCGATTCGGAGACCCCTGCGGAGCGTGAGTGCTATCCGTCCACGGACGACGACCCGAACCTCATCGTGCTTTCCGAGCACGACACGAAGAAGGAGTGCGAAGAGGATTGCGAGGCCACCTACGTCTGCGCGTACAGGTCCATCGATCCGGCCAAGGGTCGCTTCTGCTCGAAGAAGACGGACCCCGTTGACCCGGAACTGATCGTGCTCGCCGAGTACGACAGCCTCAAGCAGTGCGAAGACAACTGCGACGAGGGGTACGTCTGCGCATACCCTGTTGACGGTTCAGACGCCGACCGGGCCTGCCGGAAGGACGACGGCGACCCATCGTTCGTGACCCTGACGGAGCACGGCTCGCTCAAAGAGTGCGAGGAGTTCTGCTACGAGGGCAAGTACGTCTGCGCCTACAAGTCAGAGGACCCCGCCAAGGGCCGGGCGTGCTACAAGGCCACCGACGATGACCCGACGCTGATCGTTCTGTCCGAGCACAACTCGCTCGGGGAGTGCGAGTATGCCTGCGTGGACGAAACCGGCGCCTGCTGCCTGTACAAGTGCGAGTACAACTGCACGAAGACGCCCTGCGCGCAGGTGTGGTCGTACTGGGAGAAGGACTCAACCGGCGCGTGCGTCGAAGTCACCAAGGAGACCAGCGACAGCGAGGAGATTTGGGCCTCGAACGGCTGCGAGGTTTGGAAGAACAGCGACATCAACGCCGACATCTCGCTGTGCGACGACATCGAAAGCAGCGACTGGCGGTGGTCTCTCGTCGGCTCCTCCAAGGAGAACTGCGAGCGCGTCGAGGAGGAGTACTACGAGTGCCTCGATGGCTACACGGAGATCGAGTGCGAGGAGGAGGCAGAGCGCCGGGCGGTCAATCACAGGTGGAGCGCCGGAGAAAAGTGCGAGGACATCTCGTGCGACTGTAGCCGGTACGGCTGCGTGCTCACGACCACCGACACATACGAATGCGTCCCGCGCGAGGACATCGTGGACCCGGGACTGGTCCTCTCGTGGCACGGCACGCTTGACGAGTGCAACCGGGAGTGCGATCCGGAGGTCGGGGCCTGCTGCATTCGGGACTGCGACTGCTCGCCCGGGCCCTGCGTGCAGACGCATGTCTACTTCTACGAACCGCCCAACGGCGCGGGGTGCATCGGCGTCGTGAAGGAAACCTCCGACGACGAGGAGATATGGATCACTGACGGCTGCGACGTTTATTCCACGAGCGACACGGGCGCGCTGGGCGGCGAGCCCTTCGTGGAGGTGTGCCCGGACAACAGGGACGGGTGGAAGGTGATCGGCTTCTCGCTTGAGAAGTGTCGCGGTGTATATCAGGACGCCGTCTGCAACGACGGATACACCGAGGAGCAGTGCCGGGAAGAGGCCGCGAGAGTCGGCGCCGCGTACACATGGACGGGCGGGGCGAAGTGCGACGACGTCGTCTGCACATGTTTCGTTTGGGTGTGCAAGGGCGAGGCGAACCCGGGCTCCCCGTGCGATATCCCGACGTACAGGTGCGAGGAGACCTACGCGCCGCAGGGCGAGGATTTCTGGAATACCAAGGAGGAATGCGAGGAGGGGTGCAGTAAGTCCATCTGCTCCTACGAATACCCCAACGACTACTCCTGCCACCCCTACGGCGCGGACGTTTCGGGGTTCACGGTCCCGACCGACCTGTGCGCGATGGCTTGCTGCGGTCCATGCTCGAACTGCCACACGCTGAACGACGAACTCCAGTTCGCGAACAGCGAGGCGGGCGGAGGCGACACGAACGGCTGGCAGATCAGCATCTCGAACTGCTTTTCATTCAACACATACAAGCCCGTCGACACCGGCAGCGCCTCGGTGTGCCTCTTTGCCCAGAACAGCGACCGGCAGGACGGCGACTGGCTGGAAGGGTCAATACACTTCAAGCCGTGCAACTCGCCCTTCATCGGCGCATACAATCGGGTGCCCGATCTGACGTCCCTCACGATCTTCCCCGACGGAGGCTTTACTGTCGACTACAAGCAAATACCGCTGCCGGTCGACGACTGCGAGGGCGACGGCTGCGACTGCAACTGGGCTGACTACAAGGCTGCGCTCCGGTACGAGGCGGCCGGAGTCCGCATAGGGATATTGCGCACGACGGCCACCACCTCTCGGACAACGCTTGTGGCTGGGACCGGGTGCGCGGGAAACGCAGAGGGCGGCCTCGCCGACACATACTCCACGCGGACTCGCTACCGAGCGCTCGTATACGACTGCGCGGCGAATGAGTGGAAAGACGTTTCCGAATGCCTCCTGAAGCGCACAGAGATGGAGTACTACTGGCAGGGTCTAGGCGGTGCGCAGGGCGTGCCGTCGGACCCCGAATACATCGACCCGCTTGAGCCCGGCATGATCTGCACGCCACCACCCGAGAACCCCTTCCCGTGATCACAGGACACCGAGACCTGTTCATCGCTCGATGCAAGGAGCGTGGCTACCGATGGCAGGAGGTCGAGCCCTGCGTCGTCGCCCGGCACGGGGACCTCTGGACTGTCGATGAGACCCACCCCGCCTACCCGCGGGTCAGGCCCCCGAAGGCCGAGCCTCCGCCGGGAGCAGGGACCGCCCTCAAGGGCCTGCTGAAGATGATCGGGATCACGTCGAAGCCGGGCTGCAAGTGCAACCGCAGGGCCAAAGAAATGGACCAGCGCGGCATCCAGTGGTGCCGGGACAACGTCGACCTGATCTCCTCGTGGCTGGCCGAGGAGGCTGGCAAGAGGAAACTCCCCTACGCAAACGCCGCGGGGAAAGCGGTGATTGCGCTGGCTATTCGCCGCGGCTCCCGCTACCCCGGCGCCCTGCCGTGAATGCCGTGCCCCGCCCCATAAACAGGGCGGAGCAGCACGATAGCAGGAGGCGGTATGTCGGGCGCAGCAACTGGCCCATGGGGCCATCGAACGACCGTCGACCGAAAGGAAGCGCCGGACTGGTGGCGTAACCTGTCGAAGATCGAAAAGTTGGTGGGCGCTCGGGGCCCCGACGGCGTCGTCTGGCAGACGGACGGCAAGCCCGGAAACGGCAAACTCATCCGGCACTCGGGCTGGGGGCATCCGTCTGGAGATGCCAAGCGCCTCCAAGACAGCCAGATGAACCGGACGAACATCATCCGGCAGGAGCAGCAGAGGCGCGACAAAGAGGCCCAGTCAGCCATCAACCGCAAACTCGGTCGGCCCGACGGCGGCCGGTCCGCCGGTCTCGGTGGCGGGCTCGGGGGCAAGACTCCGCAGACCCCGCAGACCGGCTCCTATCAGAGCAGCATCAACGTCGGCGGCGGCATCGGCAAGGGCGGAGTGCTCGCTGGCCTGCTCGACACCGGCAGTTCCTCGAACCCCAACGTGTCAGCCTTCATGCGGGCCACGTCGCGGAACGACGCCTCGCAGATTGGCCGCGCCGTGGACGCGCAGAACCAGCAACTGTTTATGGACCAGCAGGCCAAGCGTGCCGAGTCCACCACGCAGGGCGCGAGCAACCTCGCCCAAATCTACGGCGACTACGCCGAGCGCGGCATCGCTCAGATCGGTCTGGCCTCGGACATCCTCAAGAACAACCTCGGCTTCGCCGGGGGCCTCGCCTCCATGGGCATGAGGGGCATGTCGTGATCGCATCGCAGAACCAAGGAGCGAGCACCACCCGATACCACGGCGGCCCGGCGGAGCCGCCGCAGGCCGGATACCCCGGCGGGCCGTCGCCGGGCCGGATCGGAGTCCCGGCCCCGAAGCCGCCGCAGACCGGCAACGGCGCGTACGGCGGTCAGTCGACGCAGGCTGCTCCCAAGTACATCTCCGCCGACTCCACGCAGAGCGCGATCAACAACCGCATGGGTCAGGCCCACATGATGGGCGACCAGCGGGTGTTCCAGAAGCAAGCCGCCCGCAACGGGCTCGGGTCGTCTCGCGGCACCGGATACCTCTCGCAGATCGGCCAGCAGCAGGCGCTCTCGCAGGGTCGCGCTGACTCCGCGGGGATCGCCGCGCAGGACCAGATGAACAACGCGAAGGCGCGGCTGGACTTCCAGTTCGGCCGCGAGCGTGAGGCGCAGGCTCTCGCGATGGTGCAGCACGCCATGTCGCAGGCCGGTTGGGGCCAGCAGTTCGCCGGTGCGCAGGCTGCCGAGTCCATCCGGAAAGCGCTGATGAACCAGCAGATGGGAATGCTGCAAGGACTCTTCAACTAGGGGACGCCATGGACTCGATCGACATCGATGACCTGAAGCCTTCGGTGCTCAAGCGCCTTCTCCGTCAGGCCCTGCTCAAGGAGGGCAAGAGCGAGAAGGTCAAGGAGAAGGACGCCGACGCTGACGACAAGGAGAAGGAAGACCTCGCCGATCTGCACGAAGAGCAGAAGGGCGGGTCGAAGGCTCCGAAGGTCGAGAGCGACGACCTGCCCGAAGACCTCAAGCGTGCCGCCGACGACGAAGAGGAAGAGGACGAGCCCAATAAGAAGGGCAAGGCCCCGCCGTTCAAGAAGGGCAAGAAGCCGTTCCCGTTCAAGAAGAAGAAGGACTGACACATGGCAGGCGGGCTTCGCGGCGCAGCGACCAACATCCAGCGGTACGTCGAGGACAACCTCGCGGCTGCCGCCAAGGCAGACGAGATCGGCAAGAAGAGCCCCCGTGCCCCGGGCACGGAGGGCCGTGGGCGCGCACGCAAGCCCGTGTCCGAGCCTGTCCGGCCCGACGACTGGGAGAACACTGCCGCTGAAGAACTGCACGAGATGCTTCAGACCGTGGACGGTCAGGAGAAGTTCCGCGGCATGCAAGCCAAGACCAAGGGCGTCATACGCCGCCGCCTGTACGAGCAGAACAAACTGTGGGGGCAGCAGTTCGACCACGTCGCCTTCGGCGTGAAGCCCAAGGACTTCGACCCCGCCAAGGATGCCCCGAAGGCCACGACCGCCCCGGAGGAGCCGGGCAAGCGCGGAGGCAACGACGAGTACGACATGCCCGACCGGGCCATGGAGTCGGTGCGCAAGAAGGTCGAGGTCGAGGGCGAGAAGAACGAGAAGCGCGACGTCGCGAAGACCGGCCGGGCTCTCGAAAACGTGACCGACGCCCGGCGCCGAGCCGAGGGTAAGACGCGGCCCGGCGACATCAACCGACGCACTCGCCGCAACCCCGGGCCCGCTGGCGCTGGCCCTCTCGACATCAACCCGCCGCTCGATCGGGGCGGCTGGCGAGGCACCGGCAGGGAGACCCGTGGCAGTGAGGTGATCGCTGGCGGAGACGACGGCAGCAAGGCACTCCCGGTCGCACCCCGCACCACGGAGATCGGCACCCCGGACGATGAGGTGATCCTCCGAGAGCCGGAGATCGACGCCAACGACCTCGATCCGCCGAAGACCAAGGCCCGCACGATCACGATCGACCGACCCGTTCCGCTGCGTCCGATCAGCGAGACGTCCCTGAAGCCCGAGACGCGAGCCCGAGACTCGCGCATCGGCAAGATCGGCGGCCCGCAGTCCGACGGCTACCTGTCGCGCATCACCAACTTGGTGATCGATGAGCGACGAGGCACAGCCGCCCCGTACGACTTCACGTTCCGGGGAAAGAACGGCGCCGTCGAGGTCAAGGCGGGCGACAAGATGACGTCCGCGCAGGTCCGGCAGTTGCTGAAGGACGACCCGGACCTCTTCAAGAACGACACGACCAAGGACGGGCTCTACGACCGCAAAAAGGTGCGGGCCGCAGAGCAGGCCGCCAACGTGGACGGGACCGGGCGCCGCCGCGTCTACGGCGACGACGACAACCTCCTGCCGAAGGGGATCGTCCCGGGCACCAAGGAGCAGATCAGGAACGCCGTCCCCGATTCCGTTCGCCGCATGAACACCGCAGCCGATGCCGCGGGGTTCAATCCCAACGCCGCCGAGTCTGCGAAGCGGCTCTCGCCGGACGAGGTCGAAGAGGCCCGGATCGATCACGGCAAGACGTACAACCGGACCGGGGGCAGCAGCACGCAGTCGCCGACCGATCGGTTCGCCGCAGCCCAGCAGGCGACCGTGAAGGTGTACCCCAAGGAGGGCGAGTCCTTCCTTCAGGCCATTTCCGCCGCCGACTCTGACGAAGAGGCGTACGAGATTGCGTACCGGATCGGCGAGGCCATCGCTGACCGAGACCTCGCTGGCCCCAAGGTCTCACGAACCGCGAACAACGACGCCGTCCATGGAGTGGCGCAGGCGCTCGTGGCTGGCTACGGTCGACGCACGCCGAACAAGATGCCGCAGTACGTCGAGGACGCCGACGTGGCGGCAATCCGCGGCGACTCGGACCGCACCCCCGTGAGCAGGCCGCCCGTCGAGCCCGGCCCGAGCCCGTCGCTGCAAGACTTCCTCCGAGATCGCGCTCGGTCGCGCGCCGACCAGCGCCTGAAGGCCCGGCCGGGCCCGAAGCAGGGCGCCACCGTGTCGCAGCCGGGCGACGAGTTCCCGCTCCGCGAGTCCTCGCCGTCGTCGTCAGTCGACAAGGGGACCGTGCAGCCGCTCGAAGGGGCCAGCGCCAGCGTCGGATCGACCGAGGCTCCGGTCACCAAACCGCTTCCGCCGATCACCACTGCGCCTGCTCGCACCCAAACGTCTGGCGGTGGCCGCAAGCCGCCGCGCACGAAGGTGACCACCGCCCCCGCCGACGGGGACGGGGATGAGGTGATCCGCGACCCCAACGCCGAACTGGCTCCGGTTCCGCCTCCCACGGGTCGCCAGCGCCGCCCCGGCCAGCCCGCCGTGCAGCCGCCGAAGTCCGAGATGAAGGCGGCGGCAGGTCGCGACGATGGAACCACCGTTGAGTCCCGCCAAGAGGCGGTGCGTGGCGGCTGGTCCCCCGAGGAGCGCGCCCTCCGCGGCACCGACCGTGACGTCGGCATGAGCCAGTTCGCGGACGAACTCCGCGGCACGGACAACGCCGGGCCGACCGATGCGGACCTCATGGGCATCGACCCGAACGGGTACGACCCGGGGGCCCTCGCGGCCGTTCCGCCGCAAAGCGAACTCGCGGCCTCCGTCCGCCGGGAGCAGGCGGCCCGCAAGCCCCGCAAGGCTGCTGCGCCCGCCGCCGAGCCGCCACCTGCCGCCGGAGCCCCGCCCGCTGCGCCTCCGCAGAAGACGCCGGACGCCGGTCAGGGGGCTCCCGCGCCCCGGGCTGGCAAGGGGCGGGCCGCCGCGCCTGTTGTGCCGAGCGCCCCGCCGCCGTCGCAGCCGCCTGCCAGCGTGATCGCCTCGGCCGACGACATGAACCGCTGGCCGTTCGCTCGCCGTGGCGCCGCCGCACCGGCAGGTGACTACGGCCCGTTCCCGATGTTCGGGCCGGAGCGTCCCGTCGTTGCCGACCAGTCGTTCGAGGACTTCCTGAACCGGATCGGGTACGACGACTACCACACGCCCGTGGACCGTCTCGGGCCGGACGCCCCGCCGCCGCCGTCGCCCGGCAACCCGTGGTCCTCCACGGCCGGGATGCGGCCGGAGTACCACGGCCTCACGCCGCAGCAGTTGGTTCGCCCCGCCCCTCATCAGGACCCGCTGCCGGGGCTCGCCCCCGGATCGCTGTTCCCCGCCGCCGATCCGTTCGACCCGAACTTCGTGCCGCAGCGGCCCCGGGCACAGCGGCCCGCTCCGCACCCGAACCCGCTGCCGGGTCTGAACCCCGGCTCGCTGACCCCGTCCGACAACCCGTTCGACCCGAACTTCCAGCCCCCGAATCCGCGCGCCCCGCAGCAGCCGGTGCCGTCGACAGTGTTCGAGGAGCGGGGCTGGGACAGGACTGCGAACAACATCCGCGGAATCATCCGCAGCGTCCCCGAGAACCCCGGGAGGTGGACGACCGGGGCCGTCGTGACCACTGGCCTTGCCGCTCCGTTTGCTTATCGGGCCATGTTCCCGACCGTTCCGGACGTGCTCGGCCCGCCGCCGAGTTGGGAGGAGGACGCCCCGGCGGTGGCCCCCGACGTTCCGGCCGCAGCCGCCCCGATGATGAATGAGGTTGACGCCCTCCGTGCCATAAGGGAGGCGAGGGCGCAGCGGTCTCGCGCGGCCATGTTGCGGGCGCAGAACTCCCGCGTCGGCAGGCCCGGTTCGATCTACTCCGACTAGGTGACGCATGGCCGAGACCGCTGAAGATCGCATCCGCCGGATGAAGGCCGAGCGTGAGGGGAAGCCGGGCGGCCCGCCGCCTCCCCGGACGCTGTCCTACAACGAGGACGGCTCCGTCACGGACCTCTCTGCGCCGAAGCCCGCACCCGCACCGTGGAGCCCGTCCACCTCTGGCGACAGCGACCGCATGTACGCCCTCGTCGGCGGCACGAACGCGGGGGCGATGGGGCGCCTGCACCCCGCCATCCCGCTGCCGAGCGGCGTCGGCATCGACGAGTACACGGCTGGCGACATGGCCGCGAACCCTGCCGGTCGCAACCTCTACCCGAACACGAGCGGCGATCCGAAGAGGGCGCCGAACTACTCCCCTCGGCCCGCCGCCAGACCGGCCGCACCGCCACCTGCTGCGCAGCCCGCCCCTCCAAGGGCAGCGCCCAACGCGCCTGCGCCTCGGCAAGCGCCCGCTCGGCAGGCAGCGCGTCCCGACGATCCGCGCGAGCGGACCAGACAAGACATGCATGTGATCGGCAAGGATTGGCTCTACACCAAACTCGTCGATGCAGCCGACGCGGCCGGGATGCCCGACCCTTTGGCGTGGGCTGGCGAGCAACTCCGGATCATCGTCGCGAACGACCCCAACTCGAAGGCACATCCGCTTGCGGTGGAAGCCCTGCAAAACACCCCGGCGGCCCGGTGGGCCGTGCCCGGCGGCGGCAGGTTCGCAGGTGGCGTCGAGGGCCAGAAGCCCGCGAACCGCGTCATGCCCGCGGCCGTCGCCGGTACGGAGACGCCCCTCGCCATGGTGCCGAATCCGACGATCGGCATGAAGACTCCGGCGCGAGGCCCCCAGCGGCCGGTCGAGCCGGGGCTGCCTCCGGCACCTGCGGCCGGTAACGGTCGGCCCGGCCGCATCCCGCCGCCACCCCCGAAGGGACCGGCTCCGCGAGTTGATCCTCGGAAGCCCCCGGTCCCCGGGTTCGAGCGGTTCGCCACCCGCGACGGCGCCCATGCGTTCGACGGCCAGATTCACTCCTACGATCCGGAGACCGGCACGGTCAAGATTCAGACCGCGACGGGCCACAAGGTCTCGATCGAGTACACGTACCTCGACGACGACTCGAAGAAGAAGTTCGAGGGCCGCGTTGCCGAGCACAACGAGAAGGTCGACTTCGAGGACGAGAAGGAAGACTTCGCGAAGAAGCACGGCGTCGGCGCGTACGAGAACCGCTTCGCCCCCGAGATGGCCTTCCCCGAGCACCGCGGCCCTGACGGCATGGGCGGAGCACGGCTCGCTGCTCGACGCGGCAAGGATCGTGACGCTGCCCGCCAGAGCGCCGTCGATGCCCACAACATCGCGATGGGCGTGAACCCGGAGCCCGCGCCTGTGGCCGACATCCCGCCCGCGGCCAAGGCTGCCGCGGAGGATGTGGCCCTCCTCGCAGCATTCGCGGCCAAGGATGCCGAGGCCAAGGCTCCTCCGCCCGCCGAGCCCGCTCATCTCGCCGCCGGTCGTCGCAACGTGGCGGATCGTGCCGCTGCCGACGCCGCTGGTGAGGCCGCGCTCGCCGAGCACTTGGAGTCGGGCGCGAAGGGGCCTCCGCCGCAGGAAGCGGCCGACATGATGGACCGCAAGTTCAAGGCCGCCGCTGCGAAGTATCGGCTCCACGAGGCCAAGTACCGGGCACGCAACATCGACCTCGACACGTTCGCCCAGCAGATGGGCGTTGACACGGGGATGGTGTCGCCCGAGGTGTACGAGGCCGGGCAGAACATGATCCACTCGGTCACGGAGCACAACAACCGCCAGCGCGAGACGGCGAACCGGCACCGCGAATCCAACATGCACCCGGCAGCGATGGCCGCTTCGGCCCGGAAGGTCATCGACGACCCCAACTCCACGCCGCAGCAGCGGGCTCACGCCTACACCATGATGGGCCAGCCCGCCATGGCGCAGGCCGAACTGGCCGCCCACGCCACGGTGGAGTCTGCCCGTCACAAGGCCGAGGCGGAGGCGAACGCAAGCGGCGGTCGGGCTCCGGCGGAAGAGAAGGAGCCAGACCCGCTCGCCGTCACGGTCCACGACGCAGTCGATTCGCTGCCGCCGGGATCGTCATTCGACACGATGGTGGCCGCCGCCCAGCACGCGCTTGAGGCGCAGGGCATGGGCGAGGTCGACGCGAAGGATCGAGTGCGAAGCGTGCTCGGAGACCGTGCGTGGTCGCGGCTCGCCAGCGGCAGCGTCTCGTCGGGCTCTGCCGAAGCGTTCTTCTTCTGGAAGATGGTGATCGGGAAGCAGCAGGAGGTGGAGGCCGCGACTGCGGCTGGCAAGCCTGCTCCGCCGCCGCTCTCCGAGAGAGAGTTCATTGATCTGGCGCGCCAGCACGGCATCAAGGACAGAGCATACGCAGCCAAGTGGTATCACCGATTCCGAGGCACGAGGCCGCCCGCTGCTGGTGGCGTGGGCTCAGACGACTCCGCAGCAGTGGAGTGACCGATGGGTCTGGCGTACGACACTGCGGACGACCTGCGCGCCGCAGCGCAGCGCACGGCGGCCGGGGCTGACCCGTCCCAGCCGGGGCTCGTCGGCCGCACCCTCCGCGGCGTCAGCAACGCCCTGTGGTATCTCGACACGCCCGGTGCGGTCGTCCGGTCCGCCATCGACTACGGGATGGATGGGCAGTGGAACAACCCGCTCGACGCGGCACAGCGCGTCAGCCCGGATGACATCGCCGAGCGAGCCTTCGGAGTCTCGAACCCCGTCGGCAAGTTCGTGCTGGGCACGGCCGTCGGCGTAGCCACCGACCCGCTCACCTACCTCGCTGGCCCGCTCAAGGCCCTGACCCCGGCTGGCAAGGCGGCACGGGCGGCTGGCCTGCTGGACGACGCTGCCGAAGTGGCGAGCCGCCAACTTCAGGACCGGGCAGCGAGAGGGATGGTGACTGATCTGCCCGGGCGGGCGAAGCGGACGCTCCGGGCGCTCGGCCGCGACTCGATCGACAACTTCACCGAGCACTCGGCCCGCCCGCTCGTAGGCCAGCGTGCGGCGCAGAGGCAGGTCACGCTACGGCAACTCGTCGATCGAGTGAAGGACCCCGATCAGGCAGCCCGGCTCCAGCAGCACCTTCAGGGCTACCTCTCCAAGAAGAGGCTGACGTATGGAGACATCGCGGACACGCCCCTCTCGGGCTCGTGGGGGTTCGGCGGTCTTGTCGGTGATCCGCTTGGTGCGACTGTGGGCGATGCTTCGGCTCGCTTCTTCGATGCAGTCGGCGAGTCCGTACGCTGGTCCCCTGTCGGCAGGCTTGCGCACAAGGTCAGCAACAAACTCACGGGCGGGACGCTCGACCCGATCTCGCAGGCGGCAGCCACGGAGATCAACACAGCAGGCAACGCAGGTGCTTCGGCAGGCGCACGCGAGGCTGGCGACGTTGCGCAACTCATCCAGTTCGCCGAGGTGCCGGACGCCGTAGCGAGGAGGACCGGCATCAGTGACGCCAAGGGGGTGGACGCAGCCGAGGCCATCGACCGCTACCTCGAAGGTGTCGCTGCCACGCCCCGCGACATCGACTTCGTCGAGAACACCCCGAAGATTCGCGAGTTCGTGGAGAAGTGGGGCGTCATGCGCTCGGACCTCCTCGACAAGAGCAAGACGGCTGGCATCAACGCCCACCAGTTGAGGCACAAGTTCGGTGCGGCATACCGCCCGTACATGATGACGACCGCGCTGGACAGGGAGATCCTCCAGCAGGGCGCCAGCAAGGGCGGCTACTTCGATCTGTCCACCGGGGACATGATCCGCCGCAAGAAGTTCCTGCAACTCCCGGGCGGCATCGACCAACTGCGGTACTACGCCAAGAAGAAGGAGTTCCTCGGGGGCCGGGACATCAACCCCGCCACGGGCCAGCGATGGACCGACGACGAGGTCGCCAACTGGCTCGTGTCGGACATCAACAACCCGACGGGCGAGTACTACAGCACCGTGCAGGGCAGCGAGGCGGCGCTGTACCCGGCCCGCGCCGCCGCCGCGAAGGGGCTCACCAAGAAGCAGCGCAACACTGTCGGGGTTCTCGGCCCCGACCTCCAGACGCCGATGGTGACCAAGGGGCAGACTCGACAGATCGCCAAGTTCCTCAACCAACTCGACCCCGCCGACCCGGTCGTGTTCGGCAACCACCCCGCGGAGGCCGTGGCGCGGTACACCACCGGGCGCATGCGTGCCATCGCAACCGGCGAGGCACTCGCGGACTCCGTGATCAGCCGGGCAGTCGCCGGTTCCGCGGGCGCGAACCCGGGCGGCAAGGCTGTGTCGCTGCGTGACGCCCTTGCCAGAGTCGGGCTCAAGTCCCAGCGGACGGCGGGCTCGCAACTGGCGGGCGGTGCTGCGGCCCGGGCGCGAGAGGCCATCGCCGAGAAGTTGCAACAGCAGGGCAGGCAGGTCCGGGCCGACGACGTGGACCTCTCGTCGTACTTCGTGCCGGAGTCCTTCATCGATCGGCTGACCAAGGCACAGAACCTTGTGTCCGCCCCCAAGGAGTCCGGGCCGTTCGGCAATCTGATCCGCGAGATGAACCGCGCCTTCAAGGCGCAGGCCCTTGCACGGCCCGCCCGCATCACGCGCGACTGGCTCAGTGGCATCATCGGCAACTTCATCACCGTCGGCGATCCGCGGCCCCTCGTCCAGAGCATGTGGCACTCGCAGTCTCTGCTCGACGGCAACTACGACAGGGCCATCGGGTTCATCCGGGGGATGCCAGCGTACGCCAACGTCGGCGGCGACGAGGCCACGCTCAAGGCGTACCTGTCGGACCTTGCCGAGGCCGGTGTGCTCAAGGGGATGGGTGGAGTCGAGCGAGAGATCGGCGACCGCACCGGCAAGGCGCTGCTCGAAGTGCTGCCCGGGTCCACGCCGCTCAACGTGCCGATCCCCAACGCGCAGACCGTCACCGACATCGTCACCGACAAGAACTCCCTCGACCTCTTCGGCGTCAAGGGTGTGTCGATCGGCAACCGGCCGAGGACGTGGGGCCAGTACGCCAAGGACTCCTACGCCGACCCACTTGGCGTGACGTCCTCGGCGCCCGATGCGGTCGTGCGGCGCACTACGAACAACCCGATCTTCAAGAAGTTCGAGGACGCTGGAGAGTGGTCGGACGCCCACACTCGTCTGTCGGGGTACAACGCGCTGCTCGCCCAAGGCGTCTCACCGAAGGAGGCGGCCCGCAGACTCAAGGACGTCCACGTCGACTACGAGAGCCTCACCGAGTACGAGAAGCAACTCCGCGACACGTTCGTGCCCTTCCTTGCATACACGCTGCGGTCGGGCCAGTACGCCGCCAAAGAGATGCTCAACCCGGGCGGCTCGTACGCGCAGGTCATCAAGGGTCTCGACCGCTTGCAGGGCGACGACGACGAGGCATACCTGCCGCAGACCTACCGAGAGCGCGGAGCGTTCGGTATCGCCGAGGACACGCTCCGATCGGCGGGCGTGCCCGACGCGCTGAACTTCGCAGCGGCGCCGGAGGGAATGTCGTCCGTGTTCAGCGGCGTCGACATCCCCGGCATGAGCGCCCTCAACATGCTGTCGTACAAGCCATCGGCAGCAGGTGCCGTCGACTCCATCTCCGCATCCGCCAACTCGACCGCGCAGAACATGCTGTCGCAAATGTCCCCGGTCGTGAAGGCCGTGGCGGAGACGGCGACGGGCGTCGACTCGCACACGAAGCGACCCATCGGTGCCGTGCCCACGCAGTGGGACAAGGTCCTCATCGGAGCGACGGGCAACAAGGACGCCCGCCTGCCAGCCATCGCGAAGCACGCACTCGACATCGGCCTGCCCGGTCTCGGGCCGTCGGCTGGCCTTGTGGGCACCGCACTCGACCCGCGGCTCGACCCGCTCGAACGAACTGGTCAGGCGGCATGGAACGCGATCATGCCGGTGCGGCGCAACTTCGTTGACGACTCCCAGCGGAGGCGTGACGAACTCGCTGTGATCGACGAGATGATCTCTCGCGTCCCGGGCAACCGAACCTTCAGCAAGACCACGCTGCCGGACGAGGTCGTCGCCACCCTGCCGCCGGAGTTCCAAGCGCTGGTCGCCCGCAAGAAGCAGATCGAGAAAGAGATGCGGACCGAGGCCAAGTCGGTCAAGACTCCCGAGGGACGGGCCAAGAGGTTCCGCTCGACCCGCACCAAGAGGCAGCCGCAGCAGGCGGGGTAGCCGAACACCATCGGCAGTCGGATGGTGAGGGGGCACACCGACTCCCTGCGCACGGCAGGAAGTCGGTGGGAATGTCAGTCGGCTGGAGCCGGAGACACACCCTACTCGGTCGCTGGTTTTGGTCACGCAGTCGCGGCCGTTCGACCCTGCACTGCGGGTGAGAGTCACACGCCCCGTCCGGACAGTCGTACAACCGACGGGCACTCACCATGCCTGCTTCCAGCAGGAGGCCATCGCATTGGGCTGTGCTTTCGCCTCGGCCGCTCGGCTGCGATGGATGCCGTTCAAGTTGACGGCATCGATCCTAGCGCGTTCCGCGACATGGTCAATGCGTCCGTCACCCTGCGTCCAGCGGCCGTGGCGCTGCGATCCGGTCGAGGAGTTGCGTGTAGTCGAGGTAGTTCGTCTCGGCCAGCCCGGGCGTGGCGTGAGCCAGATACTCCATCGCGGCCCCCTTCCGGTCCATCTCTGCGTGGGTCGCCCCGCTTCGCCGCAGCCATTGCGTCCGGCCGCCCTTCAGGCCCGCCGCCTCGTACGCCTCGCGGATCGCGGCGAAAGCGTGGCGCCTCGACACGGCCCACTGGAACACGGTGCCGTCCGGCGAGAGTGCCAGCAGTTGCTGCAAGCGTTCCGCGGTACTCTGCGACAGCCGCTTGATCACGGGCAGGCCCGTCTTGCTGGCTGTCCACGCAACCCCGCCGTGAACGAGTGCTTCGCCACGGAGGGAGTAGGCGTCGGAGAATCGGGCCCCGGTTTCGTAGACGAACATGGTCCACGCGGTGAGCCAGAGCGCCTTCGGGCAGCCGCTACCCCGAAAACGCGCCGAGATATTGAGATCGCTGAACCTATTGACAGCACCCGTAAGATCGTCGCGTCGGAAGGCACGAGTGACCCTGCGAGGGACCTTCGGCTGGACGACATGGCGGATGGGATTCTTGATCACCTCGATCTCGATCCCATGCCGCCAGATTGTGATTGCGCTGCGGCGCTCAGACCGTATACTGATCGGCGACAGACCAGACGTTCTCATGGAGGAGAGCCAGATGTTGACGCGCGTGCCATCGATGTTCGCAGGGGTGATCCCAGCGGCATCCATCTTCGCCGCCGTCCTCCGGATGTTCGCCGCGTATCCCCGCGAGACGTCTCTTCCCAGCAGGTAGTTCCCAGCCACCTCACCCATTGACCCCATACCTGTACCCCTGTACACTACGTCCTTTTCAGACAGAATACCGATGACGTTCAGCGACTCAACCACCCAACTGACTGATGAAGACATGGCCGACACCTTTCACGGTGACGGCGGCGAGGAAGCGCTACGTTCGGGACGTAGAGGTCGCACGTTCGAATCGTGTCGCCCCGACTCCGACCTCCCGGCCGCCATGGAAACATTGGCGGCCGGGCAGGTACTTCTCGTCGAAGGTCTCCCGAACCGCGTCTACCACGGGCTGCCATGCCCCTCGAAGTCCCCGCTGTGGGACTTCAGGCACCGTGGCCCGGTCTGGTACGACCAGCGCTACGTCACCCGATCCCAGTCTCCCTTCTCTTCGGGGGCATTGCAACTCGGGTCGGTGGTTCATGCCGCCCTTGAGTTCGGGCCCGGGAAATACCGCGGTCACCTCTCGGAAATCCCGGCCGAGTACTTGACCGCTTCCGGTGGACTCTCCTCCTCGGCGGCGGCCAAGGCGTGGGCGGCCGATCAGGACCCGGACCTGCCGCTCGCCAGCCCGGCCGACCTCGCCACCTGCGAGGCGATCCTCGACCAGTTCTTCAAGAACTCGAAGGCCGTCGAACTGTACGAGCAGATCGCGTGGCACGAGTTGTCGGCGATCCACCATCGCGACGACGGCCACCTGCTCCGCTGCCGCTTCGACGCGGTCACCCACCTCGGCACCGTGCTCGATTGGAAGACGTGCCGCACCCCGCGTCCGCTCGATGACTTCCACAAGGCGGTGCTCGACCACGGCTACCACTATCAGGCGGCCCTCTACGGGGAGATCGCCAAGGCCGCTGGCATAGGCCACGGCGGCATGGTGTTCGTCGCCATGTCCACAGTCCCGCCGCACGAAGTGCAGGTGGTGTATCTCCCTGACGCGCTCGTCGAGCGATGCGTCCAGTGGATCGCCGACGACCTCGAAGAGATCGAGGTGCGGCGCGAGACCGGCAACTGGCTGCCCGCTGGGTACGGCCACATCCACGAACTCAAGTTCCCCGCGTGGTCCCTCAAGGAGATCGACTGATGACCGAGCAGACTGAACCCACCGACCTCGACGGCATCGTGTGCCGCCGCGACTCCCGACTCAAGCCGCAGACCTCGTACTACCCATCGATGGAGTCGGAGTTCACCGACGTCCTGTGTGCGGCGAAGTGCCGTGCTCGGGCGGAGTTTGCCCCCGTCAAGAAGAACGCCAAGGGCAACTACGGGATGTACGCCACGCTCGACGAGGTGATCGACGCCGTCACCCCGGCCCTCTCGAAGCACGGCCTCGACCTCGCCAGCAAGACGGTCGTGATCGGCGACCAGCAACTGCTGGTCACGACGCTCCGCCACACGTCGGGCCAGTTCGAGCGCGCCATGTCGGTGATCACCGAGAAGCAGCCGCAGAAGATTCTGTCGGAGACGACGTACTTCCGCCGCAACCACGCGGCCTGCCTCTGCGGGGTGGCCGCGGATTCCGACCTCGACGGTGCCGGTCTGGAGGGGCCGAAGGCCAAAAGCAATGCGGCCCTCTCGCTCGCCAGACAGGCACTCGTCGCAGCGCGCACCGAGCAGGACCGAGACACGGTGCTCGCGAAGGCCGCCCTGTCTGCGGCTGCTGGCCGCATGACCGAGGACGAACTGATGGGCCTGCGTCGTGACCGGGAGGCGATGAAGCCGCTCCCGAAACCCAAGGAGGTGGCGAGTGCTCAGTAGCCGCGAGATCAAGGAGATCGAGTACCGGATCGAGAACCTGTCGCTCGAAGTCCTGCCGAGGATCGTCAACGTCGATGTGCCACGCCTCATCGAGGAGGTCAGGGCACTCCAGTCAGTCCTGTTTGTTCGCACGTTTCTTCAAGGAGGGATTCCACATGGATCGGATCGGGTCGAGGTCGATGCAGGTGTCGAAGGCGGTGGAGATGTACCTGTCGGGCGTGTCGGTGATGAAGTCGGCGATGGCGTGCGGCATCTCGAAGACGTCGCTCTACGCCTACCTGAAGTTCACGAACACACGCCGCCCGCCGTTGAGGAGGGGTCTCCCGAACCGTACGGACCCTACCCCGCAGGAGATCGAAGAGCGGGCCGCAGCCATCAGGGAGAGTTGGAGCCCGAGTGAGCGGGCCACCCGCTACGTGGGCGCCAACTACCGGAACGAGCGGCTCCAGCGGATGTACGCCTCGCTTCGCCGCCGCCTCGCGACGGAGGCAGCGTGATGCAACACCCTGCTCGCACCCTGTTCGTCGACCCCCGGCCGAAGCCTCGTGACTACCAGCAGTACTCCGTCGAGTCGCTGCATGGTGCCATGTGCTCGGACGGGATCGCACTCGGGGAACTCGCCACCGGGACAGGAAAGACGCTGGTCGCCGCCATGCTGTCCGAGCGTTACCGCCGGACGTTGGTGATCGATCCTCGCGTGGTGCTGTGCGGGCAGATCGCCAAGGGCATCGAGGAGTACAGGCTCCGAGACGTCGAGGTGGAGCAGGCTGACAAGTACGCCCGCTCGGACGCCCCGATCGTCGTGGCCTCGCTCCAGTCGCTGCTCACAGGGAACCGGGGTGCGAAGTTCTCGCCGGACCTCGTCATCGTGGACGAGGCCCACTATGGCTGCACCGGGCCAGCCAAGGACCTGCTCGACCTGTACCGCTCGCGGGGCGCCGTAGTGTGTGGCTTGACAGCAACCCCTCACGGCAGCCCCGCGATGCGGTACTACGGAAGGTGCCCTGTCCAGTACGGCGTGGTGCCAGCCATTGCACACGGCTGGCTCACGCCGATCTCGGCCAAGCGAGTCGTGCTCCGCGGGCTGGACACGAGCGCCATCCGTGGCGGGCTCGGTGACTTCTCCGCCGACGACGTGACTCGCATCCTCAAGGACGAGGCGCTGATCCACGAGCACGCCGCACTCGTGGCGGCGAACCACAAGAAGCGCGGCGCCGTCTACTGCTACAACCGCGCCCACGCCATCGCGTTCCGCGACATGATCGAGGGGCGGTACGGCGTGAAGTGCGCCCTCGTCCACTCGGGGATGAGCGTTACGCAGCGGCAGGAGGAGATGCACCGCTACGAGTCGGGCGAGGCCAGCCTCATCGCGAACATCTCCATCCTGACCATGGGGTGGGACTCCGCCGTCGAGGAACTGCATCTGCTGATGCCGACTCGCAGCCTCCAGCGCTACCTCCAGATCGTGGGCCGCGCCCTCCGCCCGGGCAAGGGCGTCGTGGACGGGCAGCCGACCGAGTACCTGCGTCGGCTCGCCATCGCACAGGGGCCGAAGCCTCACTGCCGCATCCTCGACTACCAAGACAACACGAAGTTCCATCGCGTGTGCTCGGCCATCGACGTGGTGCTGCCGCCCGCCAAGGTGGAGAAGTACCGCGAGAAACTTCTCAAGCGATCCGAGGACGAGGAGGTCGAACTCGCCGAGGTCGAGGCCGAACTGCGGGAGCAGGAGCGGCTCGACAAGGAGCGTGCCCTCGCAGAGATGGCCGCGGAGAAGGAGCGGCGTGCGCAGATTCGCGTCGGCGTGCAGTTCGACTCCGAGTCGGTGGACGTGACCGGCAAGCCCACGGTCGAGACGCCGAAGCGACGGGAAGCCCGGATGCTGTGGGGCCCCTACAAGGGCCAGCCCGTGCGGACCATCCCGAGGCAGGACCTCCAGAAGATTCTGCGGACGATGCGCCGCAGCCCCGGCAACGAGTGGCTGGTCAGGGCGATCAAGAGGGAACTGTCGAAGGTGCCCGCATGAACACGATGCCAAGCGAAGACCACGAGTCGCTGTGCATCGTCACGCAGGGCAGCCGATGGGCCGTCACGCTGGCGTACCGCAACGGCTCGGCGAACTCGATGCTGGCGAAGGACATGTGCAACGTGGACGAGTACCGCGAGACGCCGCGCCACCTGCTGACGGCGTCGTTTCCGGTCGACCGCCCGTGCGTCACCTTGCAGACGGAGGCCGTCTGCATTCTGGAGAACGCGGATCAGGTGGAGGCCATGGCGAAGTGGCTCATCGCCGCATCGACTGCCATGCGTCAGGCCGAGGAGATGTTGGACATGGAGGAAGACGACGATGAATCCGATGCTGCGTGACGTGCTGCTGATCGTCACCACGTCGCTGGTCACCCTCGCGATCTCGGCGGTGGTGATCATGGTCGTGGTGGTGCGGGGCTTGATGGAGGAGATCGAGCGAGACAACGCAAGGAGGCGGCGATGAACTGGACTCGTGATATCGGGTGGGTGTTTCTGCTGTTCGTGGTGGTGGCGTGGATCGGCGGGCTGCTAATCGGCGACGACGTCGACGCTCCGGCCATCCGCAAGTGTGCCGACAAGACGCTGCCCCCAGCGTTGACGGACATTCTCTCCCGGCTCCCGGCCGCTGATGCCGAGCATGCCCGGGCTGGGGATGGCTGTCTCATTACGTGGGCCCACGAGGGGACGCACTTCGTGAACTCGCGGCACAGCAACGGGAAGCAGCGCGGCTTCTACCTGCTCGACGGCGTGGCGTGGCAGGTGCCGATCCCACGCAGGACGAAACTGGCTCACGTCGCCGACGCGATCCCGGCCCAGCACAGGGGCAAGACCTACAAGACGTACCTGATCGAGGCGCAGCGGGACTGGCAGGACGTTGCCATCTACCCGCTCGACGAGGCGGCTGCGTACACCGCCGGGTGCATCACCCGCAGGGAACTCGGGTGGGACCGACGGCAAGAGACCGACCGATTCTGCATCGAGTTGCTCGTGTACTCGAAGTACGCCGTCGAGCAGGTGTGCCGCAGGGAGGACGACTCATACCCCAAGGAGGAACTGCGCGCCCTCTACGACCTGCTGGTAGCCCGGGCCCGGCTCGCGATCGAGAACTTCGAGGCACAGCCCTTCGCCGACGTGCTCGGCGAGGACGGCAGGGAACTCCTCACGCAGGCGGAGGAACCCGATGGCTCGTAAGAAGGAGCCCGACCGCAAGTGGCTGGAGGCGTACGCATTCCAAAGCGAGCGGTGTGCTGTGTGCTACTGGCGGAAGTACCGCCCGGGCAAGCGGTGCGAACTGCACCACATCGTCGGCAGGAGAGGGCGTGACCCGCACCACCATCGGAACCTGATCCTCGTCTGCGAGGAGTGCCACCGCGCATACCACGCAGGCATCTCGGGCAAGCCGCTGACGCTGGGCCACATCCTGAAGGCGAAGGAAGAAGAGGACGGCGAGGTCGACCTGAAGTTTCTTGCCGGGCTGAAGGGGAGGGCGGGCCTAAAGGAGGACCCGACCGAGTTGCCAGAGTGGGCGAAACAGGAGCGGCGACGGAACGCCGGAAAGTGATGAACAGTCGTGCCAAGGGTGCCAACGGAGAGAGGGAACTTGCCGCCCAGTTCAGTGCGATGGGCTACACGGCACGCCGCACGCAGCAGTACTGCGGCACGGCCGGTGACAGCGACGTCGTGGTCGACGAACTGCCGGGCCTGCACTTCGAGTGCAAGCGCGTCGAGCGGCTCAACATCGACAACGCCATGGCGCAGGCGTCCACCGACGCGGCCAAGGCTGGGGCGATCCCGGCGGTGTGCCACCGCAAGAACGGCGGCGAGTGGATGATCACCGTGCGGCTCGCCGACATGCACGTCTTCGCGGCCCACGTCCATGGCGCGAGGAGCCGCGCATGAGTACCGTGCAGATGACGCTTCCGGAGTTCGACCTTGCTGTATCAACTGCGATGATGCGGATCGTGGCGTCATATTCGCAGGGCCTGAACCACTCCTCGACATACAAGCGGGACATGATCACCCGCCTCAAGGAAGAGGTGGTCGGGGCGTGCGGCGAGATCGCACTCGGCAAGGCCACCAACAAGTGGTTCGTGCCCAGCATCAACACATTCCACAATCGCCCCGACTTCCTCAAGGACGTAGAGGTTCGGGCCACCGACCGCGCCGACGGCAGCCTGATTGTCAGAGACAACGACGCCAACGACCGTCGGTACGTCCTCGCCATCGTCGAGGGCACTGGCGTGAGGCTGGCGGGCTGGCTGCCCGGGGGCGAGGCAAAGCAAGACCAGTGGATCAAAGACCCGCATGGACACAGGTCGGCATGGTTTGTTCCGCAGCGTGCGCTGCGGCCAATGTCCGACTTCATATCGGAGGGGGTGCAGTGATGGGATTGTTCGATCGGCCGAAGGTGCAGGACGGCGTGGCGACGTACGGCATGGGCGCCAAGCGCACGGCGAAGGACGTGCGGTTCGAGTTGCTCACGCCGGTCGGGCTGCGGCGTGTGGCGCAGGCCAGCCACGAGGGGGCGGAGAAGTACGGGGCGTTCAACGTCGAGCGGGGTTTGCCCATCAGCGTGTTCTTGAACCACGCCCTGTCGCACATCTACTCGTACCTCGAAGGCGACAGGTCGGAGGACCACCTCGGGCACGCCGCGTGGAACCTGCTGTTCGCCTGCCACTCGGAGGAAGTGTGGCCCCAACTCAACGACGACCTGCGTCAGCCGGGTTGCCGCCCGCCGAAGGCCGCCAACGTGGAGGTGCAGCAGTGACGTTCGACCACCTCTCGCGGCAGGAGATCGACGGGGCGTACCGCAGGCTGTGCGCTGCCCTGATCGGGCAGGCTGCGTTCGTGCTGGCCGACCGGGGGCTGCGGCGGAACGAGAAGAAGTCCGCCCTGCTCTACCGGCAGGAACTCAGGCGGCAGCGGGACGCAGCCCGGTCGTGGATGTACGGGGGCGATGCAGTGATCCCGTTCTCCGAGGCGTGCGAGCACCTCGGGCTCGAAGAGGGCGGCGTGCAGGATGCGCTGGAGCGGTTCGCCAACGACCCGGACATGACCCTCGGCCGGAGATGGCGGAACCCTGCCGCGGCTGGGCGGAAGGCAGCCATAAAAGCAGGGAAGCCCGGGTCTGCCGCATAGATGGACGGCAGTTGCGCACTGCCGCATGACGATGCATACTGTTCGTTCGTACACGCACCCCCTCTCGGGGTCCGTGCATGATTCCGCAGCCAGCCTGCCCCCCGACGGATCGGGTGGCGGGCGGCTGCTGGTCCTTGCGGTGCTGGCCCTCGCCCTGCTGCTTGGGTGCGCCGTTGCCGGAGGTGGGTGTGCCGTCTACAAGTTCAGGGACAGGGCCCGGCAGGCGCAGGAAGCGCTCCGGCAAGCCAACGGGGCGATCGAGTACGAGCCCCTGTCGACAGTCAGCGACGGATCGTACACCGAGGAAGCAGGCGGCGGCCGACCCCGCTCCCTCGGCGTGCTCAACAGGCTCCGCTCCCGACTGCGCTGACTGCGGCTCCCGCCCGGCGACGGTGGGCGTGGACAGCCACGGCCTGCGGTGCGAGCCGACGCTGTGCCCGCGCTGCCATGAGAAGGCGTGCGCCCGAACGTGGCGGGCCGACTCGTGGGTGAGGCAGATGCGATGAAGAAGAAGCGTCGGCTGTCGTCATCGCAGAAGGCGATGGCGGAAGAAGCGCTCGGGCTCGTGCCTGCTGCCGTGCGAATGTTCGTCGCTCGGCACCCGTGCTACGCCCGGCTGATTCGACACTGCGACCTGAATGGTGCAGCGGAGTTGGCTGTCGTCGAGGCGTCGTTCACCTACGATCGGTCGAAGTCGAAGCCGACCACGTACTACGGGTCGGCCATCCGCCACGCCCTTCTCAAGGAAGTGAAGCGTGTGCAGCGATCGAAGGAAGCGGCCAACGAGCGCATCGATCTCGGCAAGGCCCTCGGCATATCGTTCGCCACCGACCAGCGGCAGCAGGCCATGGCATGCTTGCGCCTGCTGCCGCCGGAGGACAGGGAACTCATCGAGGCCCACGTCTTAGAGGGCAAGTCCCTCAACGCCATCGGAAGAGACCGAGGCAGGGACTGGCGGACGATCAAGTCGCGGATGCTTGATGCGCTGGACGCGCTGCGGTCTTGCGTCTCCGACCATTCAGGAAGACCTTCGGATAGCCAAGACGACGAGCCTCCAGAGCGAACGCCACGTACCGACGAGACCAGTTTCCGAAGCGACTGCTAGTGCTGCGCCTCTTCCACTGGTACGGCGGGTAGGACACACGCATCTCGATGCGTTCCAGCGACAGGCCGGACTCGTACCACTGGGCCATCTGCTCGACGCGGGCCCGCTCCTCCGCGTCCTCGACGTAGCCCGCGCCGCCCCACCGCCAGCCGATTGGCGTGCTCTGCCGGGCCCCGCCGAACCGGACGCCGCGCTCGGACAGCACGCGCATGGCAGCGGCGGTACGCTCCGCCACCTTGCGGCGCTCGCGGAGATTCAATGCGAACTGAATGGTCGCCATCATCTCGCCGTCCGCAGTCTCCAGATCGTGCGGGATGTCAGGCATCACAAGCACGACGCCCCTCGCCCGGAACAGGGCCGAGGTCCGTAGGCCGTCGGCCGTGTCACGGAACGCACGGTCGCTGTGGTGCGTGACCACGTAGTCCCCGGGCTGGAGGTTCATCCACATGCGCAGGCCAGCGGGCCGCTCGGTGAACGGCTTGCTGCCCGAGACCGCCGCGTCGTAGTACCACCCGCCCCACTTGACGCCCTTGGGCTTGAGCAGGGCGGAGTACTTTTCCTTGACCGACTTGGACTGCACCTGCTCGGTGAGTTCCTGCTTGTCGGTGCTGGCTCGACCGTATCCGTAGCACGTAGCCATCAGTCGTCCTCCTCTTCAAGACTTTTCTGGTCAGGGTTGTGGATGAAGTAGTGCTGCCACGATGCATCGACCTCGGCCTGCAACTCCGTGTCGATGGACCGCCCGGAGTTTGGGTAATCCCCTCGCCCGCCGGTCTCGTACATCGCCGTCTCGTAGGCGATGCCGTCGGGGGTGTCGCCGTACATGGTCACCACGAAGACTCGCACGGGGCAGTGCTCCCTGTGCTTCACGAATGCGCTGCGCTTGGCCCGGCGAACCAAGCGAAGCGCGTACTCAAGAGCATCGGCCCCGGTGGGGAACCGCTTTTCGTCCGGCGACCATCTGCCGGGCCGCACGACCATCCAGTATCGTCCAGTCATGTCACACCCTCATTCTGTTATGGGCTACGAGGAAGAAGTACACGCAGACAATGATGCACCACGTCTGCACGATCTCAAGGACCGACGGATAGTTCATCGCACACCTCACGCACTAGCGAGGGAACCGAACACGATACGGCACCGTGCCGTATCAATCATCTCGTCGAGCAGGCCGAACCGACAGGCCCGGCCGAAGTACAAGTTCTCCACGACCACCCGCGGCGAGTGCGCCCGGGTCAGGTCGTAGAGATAGCAGTCGCCGGGTCTCACGTCGTCCTTGCGGGCGACCTGATTCCGGTTGAGGGTGACGGTCTCCGGGGACGCGATGTCCTCGATCACTGGGCACAGGTCATCCCACAGGCGGAGGCTGCGGTGGTACTGCCTCGGACTGGTCAGGCTGCGGCGCACGTAGTACGGCACGGCCGAGGCACCGGGGATCAGCACCGACCCGCTGGTCGCCCGGCCGTACTCGTCGAGCACGGCGATGGCACCGTAGGCCCACAGGTATCCGGGCTGCCACGCCGGGCCACGAACCATGCCGCACTCGACGACCGCACCGTCGATGTCCTTCGCCATAACTACAAGCCGATCGTGCAGTCGGACCGCATGTTCCGGCGTGAGTTTCCCGTACCCGCCGCAGTACCTGTCGGCCCACTTCCGCAGCAGCGTGCGGCCCATGGGCATGAGGTCTATGCCTCCGACGTACGGCAGGGGCCGGGCCTTCCGATCCATCAGCACCCGCATCAGCCACGACTCCTTCTGCGACTTACGCAACTTCATCACGCACCTCCGTGAACTCCGAGACCAGCCCGTCAAACAGTTGCTGCGCTTCGGGCGTGACGGTATCGCCCTTGCGTACGTTGTCCTCAAACCACATCGGCTGAAGGTTCCGCCAGTTGCAGGCCGCCAGCAGTTGGGCCCGGTCGGTCAGGTCTGTCTGTGCCAGCGGGTAGACGTGGTCGATCTGCCAAGTCCCCGGCCCGCTGCCCCAGTTCTCCCAAGACATACAGCCGACCCACTGCCGTTCGATGTGGGACTTGAGTTCCTCGATCGAGCAGCCGAGGTCACGGACGGCGGAGCCAGATCGGTAGCCACCGTTCACGGCCACGCGGAGCCTTCCGCGGACGGACTTGACGAGTCGGTAGTGGACGTCCGTTGAGCGAGCACGAGCACACCACGACCGGTACCGTTCGCGAATCCTCCCCCGGTTCTTCTCGCGGTATTCGCGCTCTCGAACTGCGTCGGCCCCGGCCTTGCGCCGCGCTGCCTTGTACTCCCGCACTCTCCCGGCGTTCTTCCTTTTCCACTCTCGCGTGTAGGTGCGGTCGGCCTCTCGGTAGCGATGTCTCCACTCGGGGCTGCTTTCTGCCCTCGCCCGCTTGTAAAGCACTGCGTCGTCAAGGTGGGCGGCCCACTGCTCTGGCGTGGCAGCGCCTTTCCCGCCCCTGAACTGCTTCGGCTCCACCTTCCCACGCAGCGCAGCCACCTGTTCGTCGAACGTCATTGCCCACCTCCGCGTGTCAGGTCCACGACAGTCGCCCATCCCGGCACGGGGTAGTACTCGCTCGGCGCCTCGGTCGCAGCGATCACGACACGGGCCCTAGGCTTCCGCTCACACCAGCCGGTCTCCAAGTCCGTCACCATGAGGATGGCGTCGGGCCGGAGTTCCTTGTCGATCGTCTCGATGGCCTGCCCCATGTCGGTGCCGCCACCACCCTGCACCTCGAAGCCCTGCATGGACTGCACCATGCGGGCACTGTGCTTCTGCGTGTCCCAGCAGATGACACGCACGGACTTCAACTTCCGTATGCCCTTCGCGATCACGTCGAGGGCACGCTCCGCTCGCTCGTAGCCCGGGCATCTGAAGCCCATCGACCCGCTCGTGTCGAGCAGGACCACGACGTTGGGCGTGAGTTTGTTCACGCCACGCAGGCGCGGCATGCCCGGCTGCTGCCTGCGGCTGAACCGCTTCAGCGTGAAGTCGGGGGCACCGACCGGCGAGGCCACAGCCCGAGCCACGGACGCACGCAGAGCGTCGTACGGGTCAGGCTGTGGCCGTAGCCGGAGGCCGACCGCCGCCTTCAACTCGCCCGGGACGGAGCCCGGCGACGATCGCTCGGCTTCCTCGATGGCGGCTTCGAGTTGCTTGGCGAGCGAGTACTCGCGGTCGACCCACGAGGGGTCTCGCTCGGCCTCGTATCCGCGAGGCACTCCGTCAGCGCCGCTGCCGCCAGTCGGAGACCACGACCCGTCCCCACCGTCGTCGGCCGGGTCGCCGTCGCACCCTTCGCCTTCAGCGTCCGACGAATCCTCGACGCCATCTTGCGACGGGCGATCAGCACCACCGTCCCGTTCGGCACCTCCTTCGCCGGGACGAGCGCCACCCTCACCTTCACCGTCGTCGTCGCCTTCGTCCTCTTCGCCACCCTCGCCATCGCCTTCAGAAGGATCGTGAGGAACGTCTTGTTCCCCACCATCACCACCTCCCTGCTCGTCAGGTTCGCCGTCCCGATCATCAGGCTCACCTTCACCGGCCCCTTCCATGTCTTCATCTTCGTCGTCCTCCGTGTCATCGTCCTTGCCCGTGCCACGCTGGCCCGGGTTCTGCGGCTGCTCCTGCTGCTGCTGCATGAGCAGGTCGTAGTACTGCGTGATGGTCAGCCGCGGCGGCAGGCCGAGCGTCTGGTGCGTCACGATCGTGGCACCCGGGCCGAGCACGTCCTCGCCCGGCGCCTCGTGCAGGTACGCACCGAGAATCTGGTTGACCACGCAGTCGGCGGCGTAGTTCCACGCCTTGAGCATGGACTGCGTCGGGTTGTCGCCGAGAATCTTGCGGGCCAGCCGAGCATGGCCGAGCGCAACGTGCAGCGTCTCGTGGCAGACAGTGAACCGGCCCTGCTCGATCGAGCACCGACGCACGAACTCGGGGGCGTAGTACATCCGCCCCTGCTCGTCGACCGCCATCGTGCCGACGCGCTTCTCCTCGATGGCGATCATGCCGTAGACCTCGCCCGTGAAGTACGGGAGAATCTTCTTCACCGCCGTCCTGAACTGGGCAACCTTCGCTCGCATCGCGTCCATCGCTGTGTCCCTTGTGTGTTGGTCGGGATGGGGCGGCCCGCCACCGTGACGAGCCGCCCCTCCCGAAACAATCAGCCGCCCACCTTCATCGCCGCGTTCATTTCGACGAGGGGCTTGAGCACCTTCGCCGACGGGGCGTGCTTGAACTTCGCCGTCGCATCGAGCAGCAGCCGCGTGTAGCGGAGCGCCATCTCCGGGTGGCTGGTCTTGCCAACCTCACCGAAGATCATGGCCGCCGCATCCCAGCGGTCCGGCGTGAACGTGGACTCGGTGCTCACCGCCGAGGCGAGAGCAGCGAGCACGGTCATCGTGATGTCCGGCCGCTCGTCGCGGTGCTTGAACGTCACCTTGCCGTCGAGGATGTCGAGCGGATCGGCCATGTCGAACGTGCTCTTCCACTCGCAGAACTCGTCGGCCGCCTGATCACCGACGCACCCGGCTGCCATGAGCCGGACGTTGGACTGGTCGGTCCACATGTCCGCACCCGCAGCCTCGCCAGCAGCGAGGCAGTGAACGGCGTTCCTCCACGACCGCTCGGTCGGGTAGCGGAGGATCGTGTCGTCCTTCGGCAGCACGTTGTCACGGCCGGGGAACCGGCGGTGATAGGTGGCGAGCAGCGCACCCCACCGGGGGACGCGAGTCTTCCAGTCGTCAGGCAGGATGGGCATCTGCGGGGCAGCCCACTCGCACCCGGCTGCGAGCCCGTCGATCCACGCTGCCGTGTCGTTCTTCCACTCGGTGATGAAGAACCGATTGGCAGTGGGCAGCGACAGCGGCGTGCCGTTGGGCGACTGCTCCGGCGGGTTCATCATCGCCACGATCATCGTGTCCAGATCGAGGGTCAGGTCGCCGACCCTCTTGTCCTGAATCACGGTGAGCAGCGAGGCATGCACCGACGGGGGCGTGTTGCCGAACTCGTCGAGGGCGAGCAGCCCGCCCGGGGTGAGCAGTGCCTCGACCCACGACATGGGCATCATGCGGCACAGGAACTTCACCATGTCCGGCACGGGCAGGCCGGACACGTCCTCGGGCGAGCACTGGCTGCCGATCAGCGGAACGAACCGCCGCTTGATGGCGTGGGAGAGAGCCATGATCGAGGCCGTCTTGCCGCAGCCCGGCGGGCCGATCAGCAGGGTGGGGATCATGGTCTGCATGACAACGAACGCGAACCACATGGGGTGACTGAACATCAAAGAGTCCTCCAACTCGGGGGTGAAACAGGGCGGGCGGCGAGCACAGTGCCCGCCGCCCGCATCGAGATCGCTCAGAACACACAGCCGATCAGGCGGAAGCCTCGGCCAACTCGGCCATGGCAAGGGCGCTCTGCGTGCCCTCGACCATGCCCTTCAGGTCGTCGATGCTGGCCTCGAACAGGGCGGAGTACTCCGCCGCCTGTGCGAGCAGCCGTGCCAGCCGGGCCTTGCGGTTGGCGATGCCCGACTCGGTCATCTCGTGGGCACCGACGAGGTCTGCGTTGATCTCGTCGGTCGCCGCCTTGATCTCCTGCCGCAGCGAGAGCATCGCGTCACGGGCCACGCTCGGGTTGTTGCGGACGTCGAACGTGGCGACGGTCATCACCAACTCGGAGTCCGGGTTGGACGGGCTCCGCTCCATGCCGTCGGCCAGCGCCCGGTAGTTGGGCAGGTACTGGCCGGGCAGGAAGTACAGGCCGCCGTTGCTCTTGAGCGAGGTGCCCATCCACTTCTCGGTGATGGCACGCTTGATCAGCGAGCCGACCGTCGTGCCGCAGTACCACTCGACGCGGTCGAGGTAGATGCGGGTCACGTCGTCGGTCTCCTGCTGCGGGCCAGCCGCACCGGCGTACGTGACGTACGCCCCGTGGTCGTCGGCCTTCACGGTGCAGACGTACGGGTGATCGTTCTGCTCGGTGCCATCCACCTTCCGACGCACCTCGAACCCGAGCACCCGGCGGTCGAGCGGGTACAGACGCATGGTGCGGGCGTCCTTCCTCCCGTACCGTGCGATCAGCCACGCCTTGATCGCCAGCCGCAGGGCGATGGCCCGCTTTTCCTTGCGGGGCAGGCACTTCGCCAGCCCGAGGTTCGAGAACACGGAGCGAACCACGTTGACCCGGACACGCCCGGCGTGGTTCACCCAAACGAGAGCACCCTCGGCAGCCGAGGGGAGATTGGTTGCGATCATCTGTCAGTCCTTTGTGATTGAGTACTCGTTCATCATCCGGGTGCCGTCAATGAGTCCGTCCACCCCCGTAAAGCACGGCGGCCACGAGGGAAACGCTCCCCCGTGGCCTGCCGTGCCTCGTCAAAACACTCAGCCGATCAGCCTCCGTGCCGGATGATCTCGATGATCACGCGGATCACCTCGATCACGAGCATCCATTGCTCGTCTCTCACTTCGCACCTCCTTTCACCACTTCGTTCTGGCTCCACCACTCATCGGCGGCATCGACGAACTCCTTCCGCTCTGCATCCGAGTGGGGCGTATCCTCCCCCACCAACAGTCCCGTCTTGCGGAAGGCGTAGATCAGCGACGGGTGCAGTCCAGCCGCCCGCATGAAACCAGCCACCGTCTCTCGCACGTCATCGCCACTCACTTCGCACCTCCCTTCTTCGTGACGAATCGCACGCCCACTTCGCGCCACCCGAGGATGCACTCGATCCGGGTGCGGACGTCGCCCTTCCACCGTGCCCGCACGCCGTGCTTCTTCAGCACGCCGACGACGAGGTTGCCCACGAACCGGGAGTCGACCTGATCGAAGGCATTGAACGCCAGCCACAGTTCGCCGGTCTCACGCAGCAGGTCGTCGTCCTGTGCGTGCCAGAAGGCGTAGCCGAGAGGCTTCTCGCCCTCGGCCGCCTTGTCCCACCGCAACTGCATGTCGTGCTGTCCGCACGACTGGCAGCACGTCCACCGGCCACCCTCACAGAGGATGCCGTACTTCATCAACTCACGGAACGCAGCCCGGATGGGGCGGAGATCCACTCGCTTCGCGGTCTTCACGATTCCTTCCTCCTCACCGTGGAACGGATCACGTAGGGACGAGGCACGAGTGCGGGCGTGATCCTTGCCCGTCGGCCTGCCACATGGAGCGGAGCGAAGCACCCATTCCTGTCGAGTGCTTCGATCAGCACGTACTTCCCCCGCCTGTGGCAGCGGACGAAAGTGAAGGGGCCCGCCGCAGCGAGGCTCACCTTCGTGCCATCGGACAGGCGGTAGTACGGCCCGCCGCCTGCCCTGAACTTCACGCCGGGCGTGAGCACGACTCGCTTGCTCACCCGGTACTCGTCCTCCGTGACGGTTCGCATCAGCCCACCTTCAGGCCAGCAGCGAGGGCTGCCGGGATGAGGAGGCCGTTGCTCTCGTACACGATGAACGTCTTCGCGTCCTTCAGTCGGGCGAACCGGAACGTGGTGCCGTCCGGGCACCGCACGTCGTACGCCCGCACCTCCACGGTGGAGTACTCGCCGATGGGCAGGCTCCGCCCAGTGCGAGAGAACTCCGTGGTGAAGGTGCCGACCACCCGGTCGATGGTGTACGGGTTGATGCCCCGCACGTTGACCCTCGACCACCGCTCCGCCTTCATGTCCTTGGCCCGCTCATCGCGGAGCCGCATGACGTTGGTGCCTCGTCGCATCACTCGCCCCCTTTCACGTCGCTCTTGTCCACACCGAACCGCCGGGTCATCGCAGAGTGGAACGCTTCCACCTTGTCGATGAACTCCCGGTCGCGAACCATCTCCGATGCCATGCCCATCGCCACCAGCCCGAGCACCTTGGCTGCGGACGTGGACGACGGGGCGTTGGCCTTGAGCCACTGCACGAACTCGTGCATGGCGAACTCGCCGCGATACCCCTCCACCGCGAGCCACCCCTCCACCTCAAGGCACGGCACCTCGCCGAGCGTCATCGCGGTGTTGAACTTGAGGCACCGCTCGACGAGGCGAAAGCCCGCCGCGTTCGTGAACTGATACCGATTCATCATGCACCTCCTGAAACACCACGACCCCGGTCAGGCAACGCACCTGCCGGGGTCGTGGTCTGTGTGTCTGGAACTATCAGCCGATCACCTTGTGGGCAGTGACAGCGCCGCCGCCGTCACGCACCGCATCGACCGCGATCATGGCGAGGGTGGCGTCATCGGTGCCCGCCTGCACGTCGAGTGTGACCTCGACCGTGACTTCCACCTTCCGGCGAACCTCGCGAACCGGCTCGGCCTTGGCGATGACCTTGTCGAGGTAGTGCAGCCCATCGCTGGCGATGAGTTGATCGATCTGCGTGCCGTCGAGTTCACGCCACCCCGTCAACGCCTCCAGCGTGGCACGCAGGTCACGCAGTGCGGCGAGCATCTCCGGTGCGGCAGCGATGAGGTCGACGATCACGTCGAACTCGCCCCGGGTCAGGGCTGGGCCGTTTGTGCGTTGAATCTGGACGCACTCCACGCCACGCTCGTTCTCGATATACGCCTCGTCGTCTTCGCGGTCATTGCTCACCGACCACTTCACGTCAGCCATGATTCAGTACTCCGGTAGGTTCAAGCGATCCACGATCCACGGATGGCAGCCCGCCACGCGGAGGGCTGCCGACCACGGGCCGGGGTCAGACGGGCGAGCCGAGCAGCATCGAGTCCCGTGCGTTACGCAGGGATCGCGAGCACTCGCCGAGACGCAGTGCGATTTCGGTCAGATCGACACGCTTCGCCATGTCGTTGGCGATCTCGGTGACGTAGTCGCCCGAGTTGTTGACGTCGATGCCCCACAGGGATTCGTGGTGCTCGTCCACCGAGCGGCCGTTGGCACGCACGGAGATCACGACGCCGCAGAAGTACCACTCGCCCCGCCTCCACGACTCGCAGTCGGCTGGCGTGTAGCACTCGTAGTCCGATGGCCGGGAGTGGCCGTCGTGCTTGATGGTGGCCCGCACCTCGACGCTGCCGACGTTCAGGGTCAGGAAGTCGCCGGGCTGCGGGTTGCACTGGAACTTGCCTTCAAATCGCATGGTCATCGCATCGTCCTTTCGTGTTGAGGTTGTCGATCCAGAACTATCAGCCGATCGCCTGCATCTCGGGCACGAACACGCGGCTCCCTGCGGTGGTGAGCACCGGGAACCTGCGACCGTCCGAGTTCTGTCCGTTGATCACCCAGTGAGGTGCGACCCGCGGGTTGTAGGAAGCGTGGGCACCGCCCATCACGCCCGACACGCCCGGGTCAACGTCCACCCGCTCGGCTTCGATCCACGCACACACGGTCTTGTTGGCACCGGCGTGGATGCGGGCCGCAGCGGCGGGCTGGTTGCGGAGCCTGCCCTGCCAGATGGTGAGGGTGCAGGCGTCGGGGTCGTGGTAGGTCACGCTGCCGTCGTGGTGCGTGATCTGCCAGTGCATGAAGTGGGCACCGGCACCGAGGTGGAATCGAACGCGGATCATGGGAACTCTCCTCCTGAAACGACCGCGGCCCCGCTCGGGAAACGCTCCCGGCGGGGCCGCAGTACTGGGTTGTGGGTGTGTGGTCAGGCGTCGAGCCGCACGAACAGGTCGGGGGAGATGCCAGCAGGCACAGCCCCCGCAGAATCGACGCAGTGCAACTCGCAGGCGAGGGCAACGTCGGACGCACGGAGGAATGTCTCCGTGGCAGGCGATCCCCAAGTCACCTCGCAGAGGGCGAGCGTCTCGCGGATGACCTCCTCGTCGAAGCCGCCGACCCGGCAGTACTCCGCGAGCGTCATGTAGGTCAGGTTGTGCAGCGTCGGCACATCGTTGGCGTTGGGGGCATCGGCATTGAGGTGGACGTTCACGGTCAGGGTCTCCGGGTTGGGGTTGGGGTCAGGAACGGTACTCGTCGTTGATCTCGTAGCAGTCGCGGTCACGCTCCCACTCGACCGTCTGCGGCTTCGCGGCCACCCACATGACGCCCTTGGGTGAGTCCTCGGTGCAGGGACGCGATGTGTCGCAGTCGATGTCGATCCGCACGGCCTGCGGGTATCGACGCATGACGTCGGACAGCAGCCGGGATGCCGACCACTTCGTGGCCCGCTTCTCGGTGGTGGGCGTTAGCCCGCCGAACCAGACGCGGATGCGGTACACGGTGGCACCGGAGTGGCGGCACGAAGCCACCATGCCGCGAAGGTGCGGCGTGGAGTGACGGCAGCGGCAGAGTTTGTAGCCGACGCAGGACATGGTCAGGGTCTCCGTTGAGGGTTGGGGAATCAGTACTCCGAAACAGTCAGCCGATCAGGCGGCGAGCCGCACGATGCAGGTGCCCTTCTGGCGGAACTCGGCGAAGTACTGGTCGCCGAGGCCGAAGGGGCGGAAGAACTCGTGCTCGTTCGCGGCAGCCTTCGCGGCGTTGGTTCCCTTGCCACGCAGGCCCACGCTCACGCCGCGGCCGTCGTACTCCGGCACGCGGGGATCGCTCTTGTCGCCGTCGCGGCAGACGGTGGTGATCCGCTCGCCGCAGGGGCCGACGAACACGATCTGCTCGGGCAGGTAGCCGTACTGGTGCTCCTGCGGCACGTAGTGCGACGACACGGGCACGACAAGGTTGACGCCGAGGGCGTGGAGCGTGGCGACCTGCTCCCACGTCGTGGATTCGCTCACGCTGAACGAGACGTGGTAGTTGTCGGCCAGCAGCCCGCGACCGTACGCCAAGGCCCGGTCGTAGTCCTTCGTGTAGTCGTAGAACGTGCAGCCGGGGTACTGCCGCATGAACCACGGGGCGTAGGTGATGTCCGACGCCGTGTTGAGGCGGACGTACAACCGCACGCCAGCCTTCTCAGCCGCCCGCAGCCACTTCCGCAGTTCGCGGTCGAGGCGGGCGAAGAACACGCCGGGGTGCAGGAAGAACAGCAGCGTCCGGGCGATGGCAGCGTGCCGCACGGACTCGGTGACGGTGCGACCGCCGAACCAGAGCACGCACGCCATGATGCAGGCCCGGGTCGCGAACAGGCAGACGTTGCCGACGCCGCTACGCTTCGCCGGTGCCATGCTGACGCCGCGGACCATGATCTCGTCGCCGTCGGGGGCCTTCTCCAGTTTGGCGTTCGTCGTGAGAATCTCGCCGACCTGAAACTCTTCGCCCGCCGGTTCGATCAGGGGAACCGGGCCGGTGGTGGTGTTGCACGCGATCATCGATGGGGTCTCCTGAAATGCGAACGGCCCGCAGCGGGAAACGCTCCCGTGCGGGCCGTCGTGGTGGTGTGTCCGAAACAATCAGCCGATCAGCGATCAGCGGGCGAAGACGAGGGCCGAAACGATCTGGTCGCACAACCGCTGGCACTGTGCGATCCGGCGGCGGTTGATCGCCATGGAATCGTTCGCGTCGTCGTCGTCGTGGTCCGTGGTGTGCTCCGTGTTGAAGATGGCGGTCTCCATCTCCACCCGGAACGCGGCGAGTGCCGCGACGACCAACGTGGCGTCGTCGCCAGAGAGGGCCACCGAGAGTTGCCGAGTGCGGATCGCGTCCATCGTTCATCCTCCATCGTCACGACCACCGGAGGGGAGCGGTCGCGGTGTGTTGGTCGTCCCTCCAGAACAGTCAGCCGCTCGCCGATATCGCCGGGGGAAACGCGGTCCGCCCGCCGCGGCGGGAAGATCGCCCACGAATGCGGACGACGCGGCGTGATGAATGCGGACGACGCGGGCGGAGGGATGGCGGGCGGGAGGGAACGGCTACAAAATCAAGGCTGTTTTTGGGGGTGTGCAACCATGGTTCCCTCGTTGCACAGCGTCCGCCCTGCGAATCGCGGCCCGCGGCGTCCGCGGCGGCGGCGGCATGCCCCCGGCCCCGGCCCCCGGCGGCGACGGCCCCATATATACGTGCCTCCCCGAGTTGACTCGCAAAATCTTCTCACGCACTCAACGCACCTAAACGAGACCGCATTGGCGACCTCGCCATCTCGCGCTGAACTCGGCGCATGCCCGAGTGCTTCGAGTGCGGCTCACCCGCCGAGGTCGACCATCACGTCGTCCCCCGCTCCCGCGGTGGCACGAAGACGGTGCCGCTCTGCGGTCGGTGTCACGGCAGGGCGCATCACACCAACCGGAACATGGCTCCGGGCCCCCTCATCAGACAGGGGATGAGTCGCTGCCGGGAGGAAGGCGTATGGGTCGGCAGGCCGCCGTACGGGTACGCGGTGCGCCGTGACGGGCAACTCGAAGAGGTCCCGGCCGAGATGGCCGTAGTGCGTGCCGCCACGCTCGCCCGGGAGCACGGCTGGAGCACGGAGCGGATTGCCGCGGCCCTGAACCGATGGGGGTCTAGGCAGCGAACCGGCCGGGCGTGGCACGGCGGCCAAGTCCGGAATGTGACCAATCGATACCGCTCCAGACCGACCGCCAAGGACCCGGCGCCAGCCCCT